ATGCTTGAAGGAGCAAAGCGACGCGCGAGCATGTGTCAGGCCTACTACTGTACTTTTCATCTTCGCGAGAGGTATATCGTTCCAGTCAGCAGCAATTTTCCTGTGCCCAAAGGGCACAACGCAAATTTCGCATGGAAGCAGGACGAAACTGCGGTAAAATTTGTCAGAAGTTAACATTTTGTTACATACCCTTGTTTCTATGCTTCCGGATGCTCATTCGCTAAAATTGCTATTCCCTACACGATATACCTCTCGCTCAATTTACCAGAGTTTTATGTGTGACAGTCAATCAGCACCCTCCTGCGTACTCACTTCTTGGATGCGCACGCAAGAATGCAACACTTCGATGCTTCCGGACACTCATTCGCTGAAATTGCTCTTCCTTGCACGATAAATCTCTCGCTCAATTTTCAACGTTAAAACTACATCTGTCGACGTTTACAAGCTTTTATGCTATAATATAGAGCATTGTAAATAAAAACCGCTAAACCCTAGTATTTATGGGATTTAGCGGTTCTTTTTTTATTGATTGAGTTCAAAATGAGTTCCAAAAATTAAAATTCGCTATTTTGGGGCAAGTTATCCACAGTTATGCTCTCTAATTTGTCGACAGCTTTTCTATTAGCTTCAGGCATCATGTGAGCATAAAATTTGAAGGTTGTGTTTGTATCTGCGTGACCAATCTGTTCAGCGACTGCCAAAATATCTCCGGTAGCTGCGTAAAGCATTGAAGCATAGCTGTGCCGGAGAATGTGAGGACTAATTCTTGGCAAGCCTAACTTAGTACAGTGATATTGCATATATGTTCTGATAGCCGACGGTTTTATGCCATCAAAGATATAATCTTCTTGTTTAGCCTTATAAAGCGTGCCTATGTAGTCTATGATTTGATTATAGAGGTATTTCGGTATTTCAACATCACGCACGGAGCTTCTTGTTTTTGGTGTGCTAATGACAAATTCATCTTTATTGTGTATCCTCATCAGTGATTTATTAACATGAATTTTATAGGGCGATATATCCTCGATTTTTAGAGCCATAACTTCACCTATGCGCAAGCCTGCCCAAAAGATGATATTGAACAGTACTCTATGTGAAGCTATCTTAATATCGTCATAGAAAATCTTATACTGTTCTACTGTCCATAATTTCGCACGTGTATCGTTAGAATATGGCTTTACCCTGTCGGTAAGAGTGACAGGATTATTTTTTGTTCCGTAATTTCTTTTCGAGAACTCGAATACCTGGCTTAATTCCGAACGTATCTGATTTAGCAGTCTGCTTGAAAGGCGTTCTTTTTTTGATTTCTCATTTTGAAGGGCAAGCCAGTGCATAACTTGAAGCGGAGTAACCTTATCTATGTTCATATTCCCAAAGAAAGGGAGGACGTAATATTTTAATGCCTGGTTTTTCTTGTCGACAGTCGACTGCTTTAATTCTCCTAGCTTCAATTTGCTGTCCAGCTCTTGCTGGTATGCTGCAATAACTTCGCTAAATTTCGGATCATGTGTATGAGTTTTGTTTCTCATGTCGCTTTCGTATTTTTCAGCATCACGCTTTTTATCAAAACCTCTTTTGGTTGTATGTTTTCTTACGCCTTGCCAATCTTTATACCAAAAAGCGCAGTCCCATTTTCCTGTTTTCGGATTTTTTGTTACTGTCATGTTTTGCAGCTCCTTTCATGTAATTTTTGCCAAAAAATGCAAAAAAATCTCTTTCATATTTAGCTTATACGCGACTTTTCAAGGCTTCTACTTATATTTATATTAGTAAAAGTTAAATGCTCATATAAGCTAAATATGAAGCTCTGATAAGATTTTTAATTTATAAAAATAGTGATATAAACTGTATAAAAACACTGGCTTGAAAAGCAACCTGGGATTTTATGTTCAGACTGTTTTTCAAGCCTTTTTTATTTTAAAAAGCACAAAAGCAGACCATTTCTGGTCTGCTGATTTATTTTATCGACTGCGTACTGCTATATGCTTGTTTGAATTTGTCGTTTGCTTCCTTGACTTTAGCAGCCGAATTTTTCCAATCTGCAAGCCAGGTGTTTTTGTCTAGTGATGGCTTGTCTTTTACTCGTGCCGTTACATCTAAAAAGTTTATTACGCAAGAAATATATGTATCTGTCAATGTGGCAATATAAGAATCTTTTGCCCTGGAATCATTTTGCAGTTTTTCTTTTAGTTCTTGCAATTTAGGTTTGGTATATATTGCTAAATCTGCTCCTGCAATATCTTTCGCATTTTCCGGATATGTTTTCATGACATTTTCAAATTTAGGGAAAAAGTCATTTTTTAAGATAGAACCCGTTACTACAAAATAATTGTCATTGATGTACTTTGCGTCTGTTGCTTTCGATGCTTCACAAAATGGCAAGCCAGCAAACACAAAAATCGTAGTAAGAATAAGAAATATTTTTCTCATTTTTATAGCCTCCTAAAACGGACGGCAACGCTGGCAAGGTGTATAGCCTGATGCTTTGGCTTCAGCTAATGAATCTATGTAAAGTTTACTGCCACCGCTCATTTTTGGTACGAATCTGCAAGTGTTTGTGTGTATCTTGCCAGTGTTGCGATTAGCTACATAAGCTTCTGCGGACAGCGTGAATGTACCGATGCAGAAAATAGTTATGAATGCTATGATTATTCTTTTCATTGATGCTGGCTTCCTTTATGATTTGTTGAGCAAATTAGATATTATGGCACAGGGTTCTTCGTATTCCGAAAGGCGTATAATGTACGGCGTTGCTCGTCCTTCTTTAAAGATATGCAATCCACCGTCACCGTCAGAAATAGAGAACAGCTTGGAGATTGGGAAAGCAAAAGCTTTTGAGCTGCCTAAAAAGCCTATACGCATATTGCTTATCCAAAAGATGCCCCACGAATCAGAAGTCCAAAAAGAAGATGTTTTTCTTGATACACTCATAGAGCCTACATGATAGCGAACGCCTTTACAGATGCGTATAGATGCAGATGGTCCGGAATAATTAATTTTTTTGGTAATAGTTTTCATTTTCATCATATCTGCGTATGCTGAATAATGAAGTATCTCGCCGTCCTTATATATGATCTGAACATCATTTTTATCATAGATTGGTAATTTATCGTTAACTGTGATGTCATATAGGGTTCTGTTTAGTTCTATTTTTCCATTCCAGTATTTTACTTCTTTAGGAGTGAGATGTTCGCATACAAGCAAATACTTGCTAAATTTCTGTGCTTCATCTTCTGTTACTATTCCGTCCTGCATTATATTAGACCATATGTTATTACAAGCCATGGATTGAGCTTCAGCAAGTTGCTCATCTGTAATATGTTTTTCCTTTATGAAATTATACATATTGGTAAGCTGTGTTTTGTCTTCGTATTCATCTTTCATGGCTACAGTTGTTAGCATTTTCGTATATTCTTGAATATCCTCTTTTGATGCTTTGCGTGAAAACCACCCGAACATTAATACCGACTCCTTTCGATACATACGAAAAAGAGGACGGACATATGCGCCCTCTTATCGCTGTAGTTCTTCTACAAATGGCTCCCTAAAAGTAATCTCCCTAACATCAAGTTGAATCATTAAGTCCGTATTTTACAGTTTCAGCTTGCTTTTTTTGCAACCAGTTGGTTGGCAATTTCTATGCAGAGTAGCAGGAAATACAAATGCTCTGTTGGTAATTGTCGAATCAGCTGTGCATACTCGTTAGTGGTATGACATCGACTTCGTTTTAACCTCCTTCCTTTAGATTGCAAGGTATTATGCCATGCTGGCGAAGGGGAAGTCAGGCCTTGCCTTTGCCTTGCAACAGCCCTTTTATAATTTGCTCGATAGCCATCTTTTGGGTGTCATCGAGCTTCTGAATCTGTTTCGCAATCTCAATAGCCTGTTCGTCGAGAAGCTGGGCATTGAGCTGCTGCTTTACTGCTTCAGTGTCTATGCCGAGGGATTTTGCTTGTTGTTCTGTTACACCGAGAGCGTAGTCTTTATCTTCATAAAAGTAACCAGCAGGAATGCCAAAGTAATTAGCAATAGCTTGTATGGTCGCTACTTTTGGCTCAGAACGACCACTTTTCCATAAAGAAAATGTTGAGTTGCTGATACCAGTTGCTTTAGCAACTTGGTATGCTGTTGTATTGTGTTCTTTTAGAAGAGCTTCAAATTTTTCGTACATTCGATACCTCGAAAAAATATTTTACAAAAGCAAAGCAAAACTACTTTACAACTCTAACACATTATGTTATAATATTACTAAGATGTAAAACAAAAATACTTTAAAGCCGTAAAATAATTTTAAGTATTTTACATTTGTCAATTAAAGTATATCACGTTCAAAATTGAACGTCAAGAAAGGAGTGCTGAAATGTATAGAAAAATTGCTGAATTAATGCAGAAAAACAATGTTACTGCTTATCAAGTTGCGAAGGCAACCGGACTTAGCAATTCAGCTTTTTCAACTTGGAAAAATGGCAGAAACAAACCTAATATTGAAGCATTACAAAAACTCGCCAAATACTTCGGCGTAAGCGTTGATTACTTTTTGGAAGCGTAAAGGAGGGGACTATGGAAATAAAAAACGGTTTAATGACTTTTAATCCACGTTCTGCCGTAAAGCCTATCATACAAATCCTGCATGATAAAAGCATACCAATAGTTGGAATTTCGCAAGTATTTGAGCTGGTTATGAAAGATGCTATAAGCCATACAGTGCCTTATGATGTTCAGAAGTTTAATGATGAATTAAAAGAAGCACAAAAAAATAAAGATGCGAATTCTCTTTAATTATTGATATAGCAATAGCTTGGAAAGACTATTGGTGAAATGGCGTAAAGGAGTAAAAAAGATGAAAAAGGTATTGCAAATATGCGTATGCATTATCTTTGCATGGTGTTGTCTTAGCTTAGTTGGCGGATTTTCGGACAGCCAGGTGCAAAGGCATACAGTCACTCATGTTGTACAAGAAGGCGAAACCATGTATGGAATCGCTGACAAGTATTTCCTGCTTAACAAAACAAGAATTTGTTTTGACGAGTTTTGGTACAACGTATCCGAAGATAATAAGCACCTGACCGCCAACCGCCGTTATCTCCAGCCTGGAGATGTAGTCACTGTTAATTACTACACAGTGAAGAATCAATGATGGCAGATTTATAACGATTGGTTAACTGCCATACTTGTATTATACCATAAAGGAGTTTTTTAAAATGTCTGAAACTCAAACTAATATCTACAAAACAGCTAGAGAATATGCAGGTTTGAACCGCATTAAGGCGGCAGAAAAACTAGGGATTTCTTCTAGCTGCTTGAAAGATTATGAGATTGACTGGCGGCAATGCCCTGATGTTATTGCACTTGCAATGTCAAAACTCTATCGTACACCATGGTTACGTGTACAGCACCTGCAAAAGAACATTGTGTTCTGCGACGTTTTTGGACTTATTCCTCCTGCTGATGATTTAGCAGTGAATATGTTAAGGGTGCAAAAAGAAGTCGGTGAAGTGGTTGAATTGTTTCCGCAAATGGTAGCGAAAACGGTACAAAAAAAGCACCTCGGCGACAGTCTTTTAAAAGAATGCCGGGAAGGTGCACAGGCTTTGCTTGTATTGATTGGAATCGAAGAAGAACAAAAAGAAAAGACCCCCCACGCTAATAGAGAGCCTTTAACCTATAAATAAAGTCGAAAGGAAATCGGTTTAAAAAATAGGTCATATATAGTATAGCATACGGAAAAGAGGTTGTCAAACATGGAAAGCAGATTCTACACAGCTAAAGACATTGCCAACCTTTTAGGCGTAGGCGTTGGAAAAGGCTACTCGCTTATAAGGGAATGGAACAAAGAGCTTCAGCAAAAAGGCTATACAACTGCACAAGGCAGAGTAGTTAAAGCCTATGCTGATTTAAAGCTTGGTTTCGGAATTCAAAAGGAGGATGTATATGGTAACTAATGAACAGGTTAACGCCGTGTTAGCTCGCAGCGGACTTAGCATGGAAGGATTTGAAGCTTTTAGAAAAAGGAAGCATGGTGAGCAGAAGCAGACGAAAGAGAGCTGGTTGAAAGACTTTAAGACTTGCTCACATTGTACCAGGGATGGCAAATGTAAGTATCAACACTTCGGATACCACCAGGAAAAACAGGCTGTGCGTGAAGGTGATGTGTTAAGCTATAACGTTAACAGCTTGTCGGTAAATATGCAAACATATCCTAAAGTTGGCAGTTATTGTGAATGCTGTCACTGGGATGCTGAAACTACTCTTAAGCTTCACAGCAGACTTGAAGAACTGGTTAAGGAAGGAAAGGTGATTTAAATGGAAATGAGCGAGAAAATCGACGCTTTGGCTGAAGCCTTAGCAAAGGCTCAGGGCGAAATGAAAAATGCTGTTAAAGGCTGTGACAATCCGTTTTTTAAAAGCAAATATGCGGATTTAGCGGAATGTCTGAACGTAGCACGTGAGCCGCTTAGCAAGAACGGCTTAAGCATATTCCAGGCTAACGAAGGAATTGTAGAAACCAGTAAACTTGCTGTTACTACAATGATCATGCACAGCAGCGGTCAGTTTATTAAAGTTACTAGCAGTTATCCTATTCAGAAAAATGATGCCCAGGGTTTTGGCAGTACACTGACATATGCAAGAAGATATAGCCTTGCAGCAGCTCTTGGACTTGCACAAGAGGATGATGACGGAAATTCAGCTTGTGCACCGGAACCGAAGCAAGATTTTAAAGCCAAAAACAAAGAGCAGAAGCCTAAAGCTCAACCGCAATCTACCGGAGATAAATTCGTTAAGATTACTCCGCAAGGTGATATTGTTGTAACTGTTGCTAATGGTCACGATAAGAACGGCAGACCGCTTGCTGCCTATAAAAACATCAAAGACTTGACTATTGAAGAGCTTGAAAAAATGGTTACAATTCCTCAATATGCGCTTGCTCATACAGCTATTAAGACCTTGCTTGAAGAAATGGGGCAGACAGCATGAGTAAGAAAAGTATTCTACAATCAGAAAAAGAGTGCTTTATGTGTGGCACAACACGTAACCTTGAACGTCATCACGTGATATTCGGAAGAGCCGGAAGAAAGATTTCCGACAAGCTTGGTTTAACGATCTGGTTATGTTACGAACATCATAAAGGCAAGCTCGGACCTCATTTGGACAGTGAAACAGACTTGCGGTTAAGGCGATTTGCTCAAACCTGCTATGAAGATAAACATAGCAGGGACGAGTGGATAGAGAAAATAGGGAGAAATTATCTATGAGAAAGAAAGCGCTCATGAAGTATGTAAGGTTACTTAGACGGCAGCCATTATGGAAGAAGTTATTTTAGGAGGGCGACATGGAGAGCTGGTTTAAGGTTAGTGCTGATGTATTCGACAGTGACAAGATTAAGATACTGCGTGCTGATACGAAGATTGGTGATAGCCTGGCATTAATGTGGTTTTTCCTGTTAGCTCTAGCTCGCAAAAAAAATGATGGTGGTTATGTATACGCTACCGAAGGTGTAGCGTATACACCTAAAACCTTAGCTGCTGTTGGTGGATTTAAGCCTAAAATTGCAGAAGCTGCATTAGAAGTATTTCAGCAGTACAACATGATAGATATAGAGGATAACGGCTATATCTATATTGTAGGCTGGAGTGAGTATCAGAACGCCGAAGAGCTTTCGAAGCTTAAAGAGCGTGAGCGTTGTAAGGAAGCAATGAGAGCTAAAAGGCAGCGCGAAAAGCAATCCAAAACGTGTAACAACGATGTAACAAACACAGATGTTACGGAATGTTACGGAGATGTTACGTGTAACAAAAGCGTAACAAGTCAAGATGTTACACGTAACAACGATGTAACAAACACAGATGTTACGGATAAGAATAAGAGTAAGAATAAGAAAGAGAATAAGAGTAACAACAACAACTTTAGTAGTGGTTGTTACAATGAAAATTCTGTTGTTACGTGTAACAGTTACGAAAATGTTACGAGCGATAATAATCCTGTTGCCTTTTGGAATCAAAATGTTACGCCGATAACACCATATATTGCAGAGCGGTTACAGGCTATTGCTAAGGAGCACGGCGAGCTAATAGCCATGCAAGCGGTAACAATAACAGCACAGCAAGGCAAGAAGTCAATAGCCTATTGTGAGGGAGTTGCAAGAAACCTTGCGAGCGGTGACAATCAAAAGCCAAAGAAACCACCGGATGATTTTAAACCGCCGGATGACCAAACAGACCTGGACAAATATTTTTAGTGAGGTGATAGCATGAATGCGAATGATGTTCAGAATTCGATTACGCTTGCTGTAAATCACATTGCTAAAAATGCTTCACAGCTTAATAAGCAAAACGAAAATGATTATTACGAAAACGGATTGCTTATGTGTGGTAAATGCCATACGCCGAAGCAATGCAGAGGTTTCTTGTTTGGCGTTGAACGAACTGTAACTTGTATCTGCAAGTGCAGAGCGGAAGAGCTTCAGGCAGAGCGTGAACGTGAGGAACATGAAAAGCGACTTGCTAGGGTACAAGAGCTTAGAAAAGCTGGCTTCCCGGAGCGTGAGCTTCAGTCACAGACTTTCAGCCATGATGACGGCGCAGATGAGCGGACGATGCGAGCAATGAAGAATTTTGTTGAGCACTACGATGATTTTCGCAGGATGCATAAAGGATTGCTGCTTTACGGAAATTCCGGGAGCGGAAAGACGTTCGCCGCTGCGTGTGTTGTCAATGCACTGATTGATAAAGGTGTAGCTTGCTTAATGACTAATTTTGGCAGAGTGTTCAATACACTGTGGGGCACTGAACAAAAGCAAGCATATCTTGACGGATTTAATCAATTTGAGTTGTTAGTGCTTGACGATTTAGGAGCAGAACGGCGCACGGAGTTTGCTCAGGAGCTGGTGTTCCAGATCATCGACAGCCGTTGCCGGAGCGGATTGCCTACAATCATTACAACAAATTTGCCGATTGACGCAATCAAAAAGCCGCAGACGATAACGGAAACAAGAATCTATGACCGCATTTTGCAGATGTGCCACCCGGTAGAGGTTACACACGCAAGCAGACGCAGGAAGAAGGTTGCAGAAGGCTTTGCTGCTACCAACAAGTTATTAGGATTATAGGAGGGAATTATGGACGCTAAAGAGCTTACGAGAATCACTGAAAGTGCAAATCGTGATAAAGATAAGAGATATTTTACGACAATAGTAAATTTCTATATCAATATGTATCATGACAGCGGTGAGGTTTATTATCTGCATAAAGCTATTGCCGAAATCAAAGCAAAAATCAAAAAAGAAGGCGGCGAAATTTTCTGCCAGGACAATCCGTTAAAGAGAAAGGAACAAAAAGCATGAACAAAATCGTTTTATTAGGCAGACTGACAAAAGACCCGGAGGTAAGATACACTTCTACAAGCAAGGTTGTTGCTCAGTTCACGCTTGCTGTGGACAGACCTTATTCGAAAGACAAGCAGCGTGAAGCGGATTTTATCCCTGTTGTTATTTGGGGTAAACAAGCTGAAATCTGTGGCAACTACCTTAGCAAGGGACAGCGTGTGTTAGTTGAAGGCAGACTGCAAATTCGCAATTATGAAGCTAAAGACGGTCAAAAGAAATATGTAACCGAGGTCATTGCGGAGCACTTTGAATTCATTGAGCGTAGAGAGCAAGGCGGCGAATCCCAACAGACACCGGGAGAAGAAAGCCAGGACTTCCAAGGTTTTGGCAGCACAGTACCTTTTAATGAGGAAATTCCGTTTTAAGCGAGGTGCAGCATGAAGATTAAAGACGAAGTTAACCGCTTGCGTAAGCTGGCGTGGACTGAAATCGAATTAAAGAAAGATGATTTCAAGAAGATTTGCAGTGAATATTGCTTTTTGTACAAAACGATATATCACCAGACCTACAATCCTAGCATGAAGCTGATTAGCACGTGGGGAAGAAGCAAAGTGTATGTTGATAAGCTTGAATACATTGATGTGCTTCAGGACTTAGCTTATCTGCGTTACGCTTTCAGCAGAATGAAATTCAAGGGGTACAAGAAACATGAATCAGCTTAAAAGTATCCTCGTGGGCAAGCGAAGCAAGGCAAGCGGTTCGTTCTTTGAAAAGATGATTGACGCAGGCTGCCAGTATTACGAGGAACATGGCATTGCGAAGATTGAGAAACAGAGTGAGCCTGTACATTATATCCGCCCTTATGGAGCGCATGGACAGTTCATTGCCAACTATGCAAAGAAAAGCGGCGTTGACTATAAGGGAACGCTAAGGGGTGGTTTAGCGGTGTGCTTTGAAGCGAAGCACACCGACGGCGATAAGATGCTGCGAAGCAGACTTGAACCGCACCAGCTTGAATACCTGAAGGTTCATCATTTTTTAGGAGCAAGGTGCTTTGTCCTGGTATCGTTTAATCTGACAGATTTTTATAATGTGCCGTTCCTTGTATGGGAGAATATGAAGGCACTATACGGAAGGCAGTACCTGAAGCGTGATGATCTGGAAGAATACAGAATTAGTAATACAGGAAGAGTGTTAAAATTTCTGACTGTAACGGAGGGGCAACAGTGAAATATCTACTTGGAACAAGCGCAGAAGGCAAGCAGTGCTGCCCTCATTGCAAGCAGGAAAAAATAAAGCTTGTCTACGGTGCAAAGATTGTAGACAAAAAAGGTGCTGTCAAATGGGCGTTTAGATGCTCATCGTGCTATGGCACGATTTGGTTAAAGTAAAGCGAAAGGAAGTCGGTTTTATGCAGAATAAGGATTGGAGCTATCTGCTAGGGCAGAAAATAGGTATGCTGACAGTGCTTGAAATTTATCCTCCAGGCGTTATCAGCATCAGGCCTAAAAAGAAGACCTCTGTTGCAAGATGTGTTTGCGAATGCGGCACAGAATGTTACAGAGATGTATCTAACCTTGCCCGGCGACAAGGAATGAGCTGCGGCGGCAAGGAGTGCAAGCACAAAATCATGAGCATTGCGCAAATAAGAAGGCAGGCAACTAACAAAAGCAAGGCTACAGCTCAGAAGCCTGTCGAGAATTTTTCAAAAGATGAAGAACCGATAATCACGAAAAAGCTTAAAAATAAATATGTTTGCCCTTTTCCGTTCCCAGGATGCGTAAGAAGCGAGGTTTGCCACGTATGCTGCTGGGAGTGCGATAAGGAATGCAAGCAATGCAGTAACAATCCGCAGCTATGTGGAGCAAGGAGATTAAGATGAGAAGTATCAAGGAGATTTTAGCAAACGAAAAGTTTCAAGCCGACAAGAAAAATGATTTTGCTTTTGAAGGCTTAGTATTGACAGGCTTCCTGCATCTGCCAGGAATCAAAAAGAGCTTGCAGTGTGTTGTAGGTGTTGAGCCTAATCAGGACGGCAACCAATGGGAGCATGTAAGCGTAAAATTTTGCGGCACAATGAATAAAACGCCGTCATGGGAGGTTATGTGCCAGGTTAAAGACGTGTTCTGGCTACCGGAAGAAGAAGTTCATCAGATTCACCCAAAAGAAAGCGAGTATTTACACGGCGTAGGCAGGATATACGATATTTTGCATCTGTATCGTCCTGTAGGTGGCTGGAAACAGAATCCGAACAGAGGTGAGAATAATGGCTGACTTTTCCTTAAAAACAAAGTTTTCCGTAGACGGAGAAAGGTACTTACTGTCTACAGTTAAATTGCCGTGGTGTTACAATTTATCTTATGAAACAATGCTTTTTAGATTGAATAGTGCGGATGAAATTATCTATAAAGATTTGTATTGTCAAAAATATTGTACGCAACAAGAAGCCGAAGCAGCACACAAATATTTGCTATTGTGTGTTGAGCACGGAGAAAGGTTTTGGAAAAATGACTAAAGTATTAAACGTAATTATCGACATGATCACGGTTATACTAATCATCGGCATACCTGCTATGTTTGGTGCTCTGCTAGGTGCTGCGATTGGGTGGTTAATATGGATGTGGTAAAGCGTAGACAGCAGGTATTAAAATATTATCGTTACTGCTTGCGTAAAGCACGTGAGCTGATGCGTAGCGAGTTAAGAAAATGTGAAGTTTTGGCAGGAAGGATGAAAAAATGACAACAAAAAGAGATTTAGACGGCATTTATTTTAGAGTTAAACGCGGTAAGCATTGGGAAAGCATCTGCTTTAGTGACTTGTCAGACGAAGAAATGGACAAGGTGCTTGAAGGGCATAGCGTAGAGTGGTTGAAGAAAACGTGCAAAATCCTGGGCAGAACAATACGTGATATTGGTGATACGATGGACCTTGTAGGCTGGACAAAGGATGAGGAGGAAGTGTAAATGGCTAATTTATATGATGCTAGAGATTTAGCAAATAAAATCCATTATATGGGTCAAGAACGAGCCGCTAGAAATTTGCTGGTCAAAATGAATACTGTACCTGTAGAGCAGATTGCTACTATGACTGACCTTGACGTTTATGAAGCTATCCTAGAAAAGTATGAATTTATTGTATCCGATAGTGAAAATATTCTTCTAGTTGAAAAAGATAAGCTGCAAGATTTTAATAAAATAGCTGTCTGGTTAAGAAGATGACTAATTTATAGAAGAATTATCAATCGTGGCGGTTATTGAGAGATTTAAGGAGTAGACTATGACAATCAAAGAACTTTACGAATGGGCGAAAGCCAGAAACGCAGAAGATATGACATTGCACGTAGATACATGGCAAGAACTTTATGACGCTTTAGTGGTTGAAGATGAATTATCAATCGCCAAAGTAAACGGCATTAAAGCAGTAGTTATTCAGAAATAAAGGAGTGATAAGATGGCAGAATTATTATTGACCGCTGGCACTGACGAAGAATTTTTCGCCATTATCAGCCTTACGATGTTTATGGTGTTTTTAGTATATATAGGTTTTGAGGTTTATGACGAACATTGCGAAAAGAAATGGAGGAAAGAAGATGAGCAAAAATCTAATCCCCGAAATCGCTAAAATGTTGGGCGTAGAGCTGGGCGAAGAATTTGAAATTAAAGGTTGTAAAGGATTGGTTTATAAATTTGTAGACGATGAACTGATAGTAAACAGTACCGACGACAAAGGATGTTCCGGCCTGACTGCCAATATGACATTAGTTAGTCTGTTAAAAGGCAAGAGAGAAATTGTTAAACTGCCGTGGAAGCTGAAGAAAGGCGATGTTTATTTTACCTTTGAGCTTTTGGGTGGTAAGTGGGTTGTTCGCTCGTTTTGGTGGGGCGGTTTTCCGAATGAGTATGCCTTGCTTGACAAAGGCTGGGTATACCGCACGTGCGAAGAAGCGCAAGCTGCACTCCCTGCCGTGGCAAAGGAAATTGGCGTGGAGTATGAGTTATAATGGCAAGCTGGATGATGTGTACGGCGTGTACACTAATGGCTGCATAGGACCAAAGGAGGAAAAGTAATGACACGTTTTAAAAATCGAGAATTGGAAAAAACCAACAATGAGATTAAGAGATTGGTAGAAGAAAACAACATTAAAGGTTTAGCATACTTTTCAGCCAGACTGCAGGCTGAAATAATTGAAAAACAAGGTTTGATTGAAAAGATAGAAGATGCGCTGTTTGAATGTTTGTCTAAAGAAGATGCAATGGTAATTCTTTCACAGGCATTAAATCGGCATATGTTTGGTAATCAATATATGGCAAAACTCGTTGGCAAGGAAAATGATGTGCCAGAAAAAGACAGAAAGCAATGGGAAGAAGTCAGCGAATTTGTTAACGAGTGGAGCAAAGGCGCGCAACACGAGCTTTAAAAGAGAAAACTGCAACATGTTGCAGTTTTCTCTTGTAAACTCCCTTGAAAAGTTGCAGAGTGACACAAAAAGTCCCTTGAAAAAGTTTAGGAGGCATAAGAAATGAACCATCAAGAAAAACTAGAAGTCTTTAACGAAGTGAAAGCGGATTGTGTTTGGCATGAAAAGCAACAGGCAGAACTTAAAGAAGCAGCTATGCCGTTAGTTAAATATCTGCGCACACATTGTACTCCGATGCACGTTGCTATCGTTGATGTTGCTGGCGTAGACCTGTACGCAAAGGATATTAACGTGCCGATTATTGTTTAGGAGGTGAAAAAATGCTGATTAAGATTGGCGAAACGCAATGGATTAAAGCAAAGAAAATAAATGCGGTTAAAGTACATCAAAGAGACATCAAGAAACAGTGGGATGTTTGCGTGTATACAGACAGAGAGAAATGTGTCTATGGCACTTATGATACTAAGGATGAGGCCTTGCGACTTCTCGATTACTTGGCTTTAACTATAAACAAGTAAAAATAAATAACTAGCCCATGGGTGCGGCGGCTAGGTTGCCGAATGGCAGTAAGCGTTGCTGAGAATTCCCACGCCGCCGCTTTTTATAAGTAATGAAACTTTTGATGCTTTTGACATTTAGGAGGTGTTACAGTGATTAGCAAAGAGGGAATCAGACGTATGTTGGATATTGCAGATATTAAGACATCGGCACGGCTGATGTTACTTGTTGTCGAGATTGTTGAACTGCAGTCGGACTTAAAAGCGTTGGAATCGCTTGTACAGATGCAATATGATAGTCACGCAGTAGATGCTGCTAAAAATCATGTGCGGCAACAACCTGAGTATATAGAGATTAACAACGAACTAAAGAAAGCCGCAGAAGCTATTGCAAAGGCTATGAGCGACCCAGAGGCACGTTTAAGAGCTATGTTTAATGCTAAATTACGTGGAGATATGTAAATTGGAGCAAAAACAATGAAGATATTAAAATTCTCACCAATTAAGCGTGAGCAGGGCAGAAATACTTGCCATTGCTATAAAGAAACAGACATCTATGGTGGCAGTAAAAAGCCTATCAGTTTTACAGTTGACCCGGATACAAAAATCTGCTTCTGTAATCACTGCGGTAATATGGTTGAACCTATCGTTGTACTGGAGCTAATGTGTAATGATTGGGAAGAAATAGCAAAGGACTATGACAGAGCAAGGAAGCAGACGTTAAGATGCTATGAGATCGGAACGAAGTTTCGACCATATAAACGTGTGCTAAAGATGCTACAGGAACATATGGGACGAAAGAATGATATGATGCCGATTTGTCCGCATTGCCGGGAGAAAATAGATTTGGAAAAGTTAGCTAATGGCGTTTGGATAAGAAAGGCGGAAAAATAATGATTAATTACAAGAAAGCCGAACAGGCGAAAGAACTGCTACAAGAATGTGGAGCATCTTTTATAATTGCCTATAATGACAGCAATAACGATGATGTTGTTTGTGCATCAGGTAATTATATTATCCTTAAAAGCTTGATCATTGGTACGATGGCGCAGGCAGCATTAGGTGTGCGTGGCAAATATGGTGAAGAAATGGCTATGCAAGAATTAATGAGCATGATGACAGAAGCGGCGAAATTAGTTCATTACAATAAGGAGTAAAAAATGAAAGATGAAAAATTAATAGTCCTGCTGTTCGCGTTTAGGTACGCCGTGCATAGAATTCCCACACAGGCATTGCGTGAAATTCAAAACGAGCTGTTCGATAATCTCCATAAAATGCCAGATTGGATGTTGACGCAGATGGAAAGAGACATTGAATGGAATTTTGAATTAATGCAAAGCAGACTAGAGGAAACCGGAAGAATCTCTTTAGACGATGATTGCCGCTTTCAAAAGCCGCTGCTTGATGCAGTAAAAGCACAAAGAGCAAAGTTAGCAGAGATTGCCAGAGGTACAACCAATGGAAATATGCTTAATTGATATTGTCAGTTGCACACTGCTTGACGTAGCTGTTATGTGTGTAGCTTTATGGATGTTAAACAGGGAGTGGTAATTTGAAATATTTACATCTTGTTGCAAGTATTTGTATGGAAATTCTTGCTATTATGGGTACTATTGGAATCCTGGTTATAATCTGGAGAGATATTTTAGGAGGTTTTTAAGATGATTAAATTTTTACCGACGATTGACGCACCAGCGAACACGAAGCTTCCGCAACGTAGCACACAGTTTTCTGCTGGCTATGATTTTTACGCACCGACAGATATTTTTGTTCCAGCTGGCGGTGAAAGCGTACTTATTCCGCTGAACATCAAAGCTATTATGCCTGGCTATATGGTTCTGATGCTGTTCATCCGCAGCAGTCTTGCCGTTAAATTCAATTTGTCGCTAGTTAACAGCGTAGGCATTATTGATAGCGATTATGCTAACAACCAGGACAATGACGGCAATATTGGCGTTAAATTTAGAAACAATGGCAGCGAAACAATCATTATAAGAGAGGGCGAACGCTGTGCACAGGGAATCTTCGTCCGTTACTGCGTAACCTCGGACGATGAAGCAAGTGCTGTTCGTGGTGGCGGTTATGGCTCAACAGGACGTTAAGCTTTATCTTATTAGCTGGCGCAGTTTAATTTCGGGCGAGGTTGATTTTCACGACAGAGTGTTAGCTGCTTCGCCTAAAGAAGCTATAAAGATAGCTAGCAAAGGAGATTTTTCAGAACTTCTTGAGCTGTACGACCCGGAAGCAGAAGAAATGTAGGGAGTGTATAATATGCCAAAAAGAGAAAAAAGCATTGAAGAACAAATCAAAGAAGAAACAGCTATGCTTATAGACAGTTTTTTGCGGTGGGAACATATCCGGACCTATGGATGCCAAGACCCTTTTTATCCTGACGGCGAAAATATGAATTTAATAAGGAATCATATAATTTACGGAAAGAGCAGACTTGAAGAGCTGTGTACCAATATTCCTTTGCCAGCCCAATATTATATGCCGACACCTGATGAAGTTGACGCAAACTATATGGCTGCCATCGGAAAGTATTACGATTACCGGATAAAGAAGTTCGCAGGATCATATCCCGGCATTACCACTAAAACACCGAATGATATAAGCAACCAACAAGAATTATTTTAGAGGTGCTACATGAAAACACCATGCAGAGGATGCACAGAAAGAAAAATAGGCTGCCACGCTACTTGTAATGCTTTTAGCGAATGGAAAATCCAGCAGTGTAAAATACTGAAAGCCATGTATCTTGAAACGCTTTCACCTACAGCTGGAGCAGTTGCCAGACACGAAAAATGGATAAAGGAGCATAAATAATGAGTGTGTTTAAATCTCCATTTAGTTTTATCGGATTAACAGATGATAAATACGTTATTGTCAAAGAAGCACCAAAGAATTCAAAAGATAGCTTTACAATGCCGCTTCCTAAGGATAACGTAAATCATCCGAAACACTACACCAAAGGCGGTATTGAGTGTATAGATGCCCTAAAGGCTGCTACTGTTGGCAAAACAGGCATTGAAGCTGTCTGCGTTGCCAACATCATCAAATATTTATGGCGTTACGAAGAAAAAAACGGCTTAGAAGATTGCCTAAAAGCAAAGTGGTATCTTGAACGCCTTATCAAAGAGCTTAAATAACAGAAGGGAGTAAGCGCATGGAAGATATGACTGTAAATGAAAATCAAAGCACGATAACCGTTCCGCTGGCGTATTTCGAAGAACTTATCGAACGTGTGGCAGAACAGACCGCCAAAAAGACATCTAAAAAGCTGTGTGATGATTTGTACAGCAAAGAAGCACAGCGAAGGGATTTCGACAAGCGGCTGTATAATGTGCGCTTGCTGCTAAAGAATTACAGAAGCCTTCAGGAGCACGCTGCGTTAAAGACCAGCGAGATTGTCAATATCGACGATGAGCAGATTTCAGCTATCGAGATTCTTGATTCGTTCCAAAACCTGAAAAGTATGGGAGCTAATGAGCTAAAACTTGAAAGCATTATAAGCTCAACAATGCGAACAAAAGTGCTGATAAATTACATGGATGACATGATAGCACTTTACAAGCAGACCCGGTATAACAGCGGCAAGCAGGAGGATTTGCGCCGGGCAGATGTGCTTGACGTGCTGTTCCTTAAACCTTGTCCGCCGGAAGCGTATGTTACCGATATAGTAGCAAGTCTTGCGCAAAAATGGTCAGTGAGCGAAAGGCAGATATGGCGTGACACAAACGATGCCGTTGAGCAGCTAACCGCTTTACTGTTTGGCGTGGACGGCGTGAACCTGCTGGAAGATAAAAAGCGCAGAAGGGCAGCTCGCCTTGCTGAAGAAAAGAATATCGAAAAACAATAAGAAAAACTCACCTTTTATAAAGAAAACTCTTTACAAAAGGTGAGTTTTATAGTATAATATAAGTGTAGGGAAGATAAGAAAGCCCACAAGAAAGGAAGTTGGAAAATGGAAAATAAAATGGTCAACGTAGTTAAAAGAATTCAAGATATTGAAGCAAAAGCTAACAAGAAAACTGCAAGTAAGGAAGAAATGCTTGAACTGGTTGCCCTTGATGAAAACTTAAGAGCTTATGCTCATGAAAACAACATGGGATATTTCGAATGCTTGGTAAAATTTCGTGAAGAATTAAGAAAGGAGAATTAAACAATGACACAAGAAAAAATTTTAACATTAGCGTTAGAAGAAGCTATACGAGTTTGGGGCGAGTTTAAAGATAGAGCAAAAAGACTTCCTAATAATGAATCTGCTAAACGAAATGAACAACAAAAATGGAAAGAAGTTCAAGAGCTTAAAAAGATGCTCAAAAAAATCACAGAAACTAAATAAAAGCTGATGACAAGGGCAATAGCCCTTGTAAAGCTGGCAGGCAGACAGTTCAAACCCTGTGCCTAAAGCTTAAACTTTAAGGAGGACTTAAAAATGACTTATCAAGAAAAGCAAGAAATGAAAAAGCTTGCCTGCAAATGCCTGGAAAAATACTTCGGCTTTGCTCCGACGATGAAGCAGATTGTTCTGCTTGAAAGCGCAAGTAATGGATATACAGTTGATTATCTTCTGTTCAGCATCGGCTATAACGGAAGAGAATTTCAGCTCAGAAGAACCTTTATCTGGGGTAAAGATACAGTGGAATATAAATATTGCCGCTACGATGTTATCATGATTGAACAATAGAAAGGAGTAGAACAACATGAAACTAAATTACAATCAACTAACCTACATAATCGGCGTACTGAGAGAGGAGAAATGTAGAGCTTATAATGCATGGATAGATAAAAAATTCGAGTTTGAAAAAGCGCAAGATGATGCTAATGAATGGCTTGAAAATCACCCAACAACAAATATGGGTGATGATATGACTACATCTGATATTATCGGAGATACTGAAGATGAATACGAAAAAGCTCGTGACGCTTACTACATGGCTGAAGAGATTTATCGTAACTTTACCGAAGGTGAAATTGAAATTTAAGGAGGAAGAACTAATGAAAGAACCTAAAGACATGACTAATGAAGAACTTAAGCAGGAAAACGCTAGGCTGATTAAGATTTACAACAGCTCGCGCGACCCATGGCATCATCAATGCTTGAATGAGCACTTTGAAGAGCTGGAAGAAATTGCAGCGGAAAGAGGTATAGAGCTTTAAAAGCTGATGACAGGAGCGTAAGCTCCTGTAAAGCTACCGGGCAGAAGGTTCAAAGTCCTTGCCAATAGCTTTAGAAAGGAAGTCGATTTTATGAACTATGCAATTTTACTTAAAACTGTGGTTGATGCCAATGGCAAAACAAATTCTGTGGAGAAAGTACCAATGATGGAGGTATTCCCAACTATTTCCCTGGAATCTATGTACAAGCTTTGCGAATGCGAGTTGGTCGATATTAAGGATATGCCGCTTCAGTTAGTAGAATTTGACGGCGAGCTTGGAATCATCCCGGCAGTCACCCTGGTGTTCGATGAAGAATTTCTTCTGAAGAACGAAAATCCGGTAGCCAATGAGCTTGCAAGTGTTATTTATGGTTACGGCAGATTACATGACCAATGCTTGTGCGGTAACGTGCTGCTGTGCTACACAAACGAAGAAGGCGAATGTATGCCGTTCAGTGAGAGTGAAGCAAACATTGTTGTAAAGTGCTTAACAAGAATCAACAATCATATTGGAGATATGGAATTTAAAATTCAAAAACCAATGATGAAATTTATGACGTTTTAGGAGGGATGCTAGGATGTTGAAATACAAAGATTACTCAACCTTAATCAACGAACAGCAAAAGGAATACGAAAGTTTCACCAAAGATAAACTGTTTTTTGCTTTTACCGAAGAACAGTTCAACGAAGGCATGAAAAGATTTGGGTTAGCTCCTAATGATACCGACAAGGTTTATCAAATCGGCTTCGGAGGATATATCCTTCGTGCGCAGGCTAAGGCTCATAATGATTTAGTAAAACGCCTGAACATCGAAAAGAAGGAGCACATGAAAGATTTCGACTTCTTGAAATCAGCCTTCCGTTACGAACTTGCTAACCATGAGTTTTGTATAACTTATGAGCTTGATGATACACTGGATGCTCTGCTTTTGACTTATGAGCAAGTTAACTCTGACCCGGTTATAAAAAAAGCTTTACTTGAAGCAAAGAAAGAATATCTTAAGAATTGTGAAGATTGGATGTGATTAATGTGAGAACAAGACAACTTATAAAGTATGTACTGATGCTGGAAACGCTTCCTCTTGCCGGAGATGAGTTCCATGAACTCATGGCAAATACAAAACGCCGCCAAAAGAGAATCAATGCACTGCGTGAAAAGCTTCTGATGCCAGCAAGCTGCTATCCCTACAAACAGGCATAAATAAAAGAACCGGCGTACACCGAAAGGTGTGCGCTGGAAAAAAGATTGGAGTGAAAGTTATGTGTAAAGTAGCAGACAAAAGTTATAGAGAGTTATGCGAAGCGTTGCTGGGGCAAGAAGCTTATAAGGTTTCCGAATTAACGGCACAGAAATTGTATCGCCTGGAAGATACAGACGAGCTGAAAGCATATGGTTTAGACAAACAGAAAGCAGAAGCTTTCTTGTGTGGTGTAGAGTTAGGCAAAAGAGCTTTCACCGAAACCAAAGCTGAGGAAAAAAGACACTGCTGTGATCCGCAAGACTTGGCTGAATTTATGATGCCGAAGTTGCGGTATCTGAATCATGAAGAGTTCTGGGTAATTGCAGCAGACAGCAAGAACAGAATTATTGAAGCAAGAGCTATACTGAAAGGAACGCTGACAAACTGCCTTGTTCATCCTAGAGAGATTTTCAAGTATGCCATCATGAAAAATGCTGCTTCAATATTTGTAGCACATAATCATCCTTCAGGCTTTGCAGTACCTAGTAATGATGACAAAAAGTTAACCAGGGACATTGTTAAAGCCGGGGCAATAATGGGAATACCTTGCTTAGACCATATCATTATAGGTGACGGCAGTTACTACAGTTTTCAGGAAGATGAACAAATGTAAGGAGGAAAGAAAAAATGAATGCTTATGAAATCATGTACGTTATGCGCCCGGAGCAGGAAATAGTCGAGGGTGTTATCTCGAAGTTCAATGACTTAATCGCTTCTAATGGTGGTGTAGTCGAAAAGACAGACCTCTGGGGAGAAAGAAGGATGCCTTACGTGATTCAGGACTACGAGAACGGTATTTATGTCCTGGTTACGTTTCATGCAAGCAAGAAGTGTGTACTCGAGCTTCACAAAGCAATGGATATTACCGAAGAAGTGCTTCGGCACATGATTATTAGAAAGGGGGTGTGCTAATATGACACCTTTTGATAAATTTAAGGAAACTGCTGCGTTAGTTAATCTTTGGATAACAGAAGAAAAACCTAAAATTGAAAGATTCGGCTGCCGAAACTGCCAGTACGCTCATTCAATGCATGAAAGCTTTGACAGATTCTTTACAAACCAATACGGAGCTTGCAGCTGTTTGCCAAACTGGTGCACTCCGATAGCTCGCATTGATGAATGTCCTAAAAAGAATAATCCTAGAGCTGGCAAGCTTAGTTCGATTTGCAAAGTTAACACGGAGGTATAAAATGGCTAATATCTGTTTCAATGACATTACAATGGTTGGAGATAAGGCAATACTGCAAAGGCTGCAAGATGATATTGAACGTCACCTAAATGAAAATGATGGCAGCATTTATAGATACGGTAATGAGCTTTACCCTGGCAGTAACTATGAAGGGTGGTTCGACGATGTTGGAGAAGTAACCAAAGCCAACGAAGAAGAATATTTCTTGCGGTTTACCGTAGACACAAAATGGACCCCGGCAATGGACTTTTTCGTAAGACTGGCAAAAGATAAAGGCTTAAAGCTTTACTATTCTGCCGAAGAACCTGGCTGCGAGCTTTATCAAACGAATGATGTTAACGGTGAGTTCTACGACGAAAGATATGTCTTGTATTGCAGAGGGTGCGAGATAACCTATTATAGCTCAAAGGAAGATTTAGTTGACGGACTAGAGTTTCTGTTCAAAAGACAAGGTTATAAGGTTTTCAACAAAGAAAGCGCAATGGAATGCAGCATAAAGGAGCTTGAAAAAATCGGCAGAATATTCCTGGTAGACGGAACTAACACATGGTTTGACATAGGAGAATTTGAAATAGTTCCAACCGAGGAGCAATAGAAAGGCAGTGGTTGACGTGAAAACATTGTATTTTGAAGGTGCTGGCTGGGAAAAGGCAGAGCGCAGCATCAACACCATAGGCAACTGCCGTGTTAGAACAGCATTTCACCTCGATAACGGCAAGGGAGTTTATCTTGAAATTGTTTGCGGTGAAATGCTTGGCGAAAGAAAGAAGGTTTATGGTGGCTTGCAATATGTAGGTTTCGTAGACTTCTTGTTCTACATCACGGATGAAGAGCCGAATGATGACTGCAATAAGCATAAATTGCCGGATATGCGTAACACGCATTTTGCTTATGACTTCGATTCGATTCTTGCTTTTGTAAACAGCTTAGGAGCGTCATTTGATAATATATGTGTGCTGCCAAATCTCGCTGGATACAGGGTACATTCGGATGACAGAAAAAAGCGATACAACTATGCTGATGAGTTTACGCCAGACTGGGAAGCTGTTAGGAGAGCAGAAGAAATTTACGAGCACTTTTATAAGCTGGAGCAATCAGAAGGGAAGAAGTTCCCTAACTTCTCTCTTTACAATAACGAAAGCGACAAGACAAGGCTTTACCTGATCCGGCATTATAATGGCTATAATAAAAAATGGCTTATTGATGCGTCGAGTGATTCGTGGTTAAAAACTATAGTTGAGGTATCTTAACAAAAAGCCTGCGGGAAATCTCGCAGGCAATATTTTTATAAATAATTATGTTGATTATGTAAAGAGAACGCTGTATAATGATAAGAGATTAAAATACTTAAGGTGGTGCTACTATGATGATTGAAAACAAAATTAAAGTCTTAATCGCTTCTACAGGAAAAACCCAGGCTGCGTTAGCCAGAGAAATGGGCATTACTCCAATGTCATTAAACTACAAGGTAAGAAAATGCAAATCACTTAAGCTTCTGCTGGAGCTTGCAACCGCTTGTGACTTCGAGGTTGTTCTGCGCAAGCGTGACGGCAGTATCGAATATGAGGTAACAAGGGAAGATTTAGAGGAAGAAAACTGATACTTTATAAAGAAAACTCTTTATAAAAGCGGATAAATATAGTATAATATAAGTGTAGGGAAGATAAGGAAACCTACAAGAAAGGAAGTCGTAAAAATGTTAGAAAAAATCGCCGCTTTAAAAGACATGAGTAAAGAGGATTTGTTAAGAGAGTATGAAAAATACGTAACATACAATGCTAAAAATCTTAAAGCTGCCCTGGGTAAATCCGGCAAGTATGAAGAAGCAATTAAGGCTGAAATCATCAGCCGCATGAATTAAGGAGGGTGAAAATAATGAAGGTTGGACAAGTTGAATTTGTTTGGCGTTCACATCGTCAGGCTTTTGTTATAAAAATCGGTGGTGAGTAAAGAGTTTTCCGCTTCAATAAGAAAACTGCTCGTAAGGAGTTGTTTGCGAAAATCCGCTCCTTAATTTCGGAAGCAGCAAGCACCGAAAAGGTTTGCCAGCATTGTGGCAAGCATTATTTCGGCGTAAACACACATAACTTTTTGTGCGGTGACTGCGCTCAGCAAGCTGCTGACATCAATCGTGAAGGTGTTGGCAATATTAAAGAGTTTTCCTTCAGCGAAGCTTTGCAGTACATTCCTGAAGGCGTTAACCCAATCGAATATGAGCGTAAAATCGACGCAGAAATTCGTGCGGAACGTCAAGCATTGGTAGACTTGTGGAAACAAGATGACCAAGCGTGGAATTTGTACTGCTACGGAAAGAGGGAGAGCAAATGAAGTACGAAGTAACTTTTTCATGCGGTCACACTGGAACGGTACAGCTGTACGGCAAAGGTGATGAGCGTGAACGTAAGATTCGTTATTTTGAAGAATATGGCGTATGCTCCGAGTGTTACAAAGAGCGCCGTGCTATAGAAGCAGAAATTGGCTGCAAACATGTAACAATGTTCTACAGGACATATAAAACTGATTACAGTTTCTGCGACGTTTTAAACGATTCTTACGATAAGCAGGAAAAAACTATTACGGTGTTAGTTCCGGAAGCGTTGGCAGATTTTATAGATGCTAAAAATGAGGGCGGGGCTACACTGTTTAATGCAGCTATTAAGGTTGCTACCAATAACAAAAACAAGGAAGGCAAGCACTACGCAGAGTGCTATGAGATAGTCAAAGCCTATATCAAGGAACACGCAGACTTTGCCAAAGAATTACAGGCGTATATGCAACAACAATATAGATAAGCAAATCGAAAGGGCGTGATCTTTTGAAGCCGGAAGATATTATTAAGTCTTACAATGCCGAAGGCAGCATTAAAAAAGTTGCTGCGTTGTTCCGCATTTCGGAGCAGAAAGTCAGGAAGGTTCTCATTGATGCCGGAGCATATGAAAGTGATATGTCCATACAGGTCAATGATTTGTATGAGCAAGGTTACAGCGTGGAGAACATAGCCGAAAAATTGCGTGTAAGCAAGAGCACTGTTTCAGCATATCTGCCATACACCAAAGGCGTGTGTCTTGACGAAAATCCTTCCAGCAATGCTCTTAAGATAAGAAAGTGCAGAGCTAAAAATGGATAAGTCTTTAAATGAGCTGTTAAATAAATATATAGATGCTTATAGCAAAGGCGAGGATAGCTTAAGAGCGTTTTGGGAGCACGTTATAAGCATTGGAGCTTATGAGCAGATGCGACAGCTTGCTGTATACCAGAATGTTATTTTTAGCTACAAGAAAGACCAAACAAAGCCTGCCTGTAATGGCTACTGTGAAAAAGTCTACACAGCCGAAGATGCAGAGTTCGCCAGGGTACAAATAGAGCACCTTTTAAAATCATGTCAGTAAGGTGTCATTTACAAGGCAATTAAAGGAATGATATAATTAAGATGCAACAGTTGGATGATAAATCCTTCTCCTAAAAATATGTTGTGTACTCAAAAAGCCGCCTACAAATGTGATATGTAGACGGCTTTTTAAATGCATAAAATATAACTAAATTTTTATAAAGAAAACTCTTTACAAAAATAGTGAATTGTAGTATAATATAAGTGTAGGGAAGATAAGAAAACCTACAAAATAAAGAGTGAAGAAAGTCGGTTAACATGAAAAATATTTTTGAAGAAGCTTATCAAAAGGAACTCCAAGCAATAGCTGCGTTTGATGCAGCAAAAAATGACGAAGAAAAAGAAAAAGCCAGAAAGCTTCATTATGAAGCCATTGCCAAAATAAATAACTTTAGCAAAAGTGCTATTCATATTTGGCGTGAATATCAAAGCTCCAGGGAGCATGGCAATCTCAATCTTAACCTTTCCGAGGTTATCTGGGATGAACAAGTACCTGAAATAGTGGCTTGCATGAAAGCAAACGGAATTGAAAGATTTACATTTTCAGCAACGTATACCGAAGCAATTAGAACTGCTTGGCTGTTCCAGCAAGAAGGTTACGTTCTTGAAGGATTTGTTGAAATCAACAGCAGATATACCGATGCTTATGGAGATAGCGAAAAAGTTCCTGCGTTGCAGTTTAGAGTAAAATAAAAGAAAGGCGGTACAAAAAAGTACCGTCTTTTTATAATTATTTTTGAAAAAACACTTTACAAATAAACAAAAATGTAGTATAATATAAGTATAGAAAGGAGGTACAAAACGTGGATCAGAATTTAAAAGATGCTGCCGAAACGGTTTCACTTATATTAAGTTCCGTATTAACGGCTCTCCAAATACAGGAGAAGTTAAAGAAAAAGCAGCAAAAAAAGAAGCCCCCTGTAAATCGCAAGTCCAGAAAGCGTAAATAAGAGGGCGGCAGGTAGGACGAGCAATCGTCCTCCTGCCTATATTCTACCACGTTTTAACAAAAATGAAAATACTAATTTGGCTGTTCACTATTGGCATTGTAGTCGAAGCAGTAAGAAATTTTCCTCAAATGAGCCTGCATGAATGGGTGTTGTGGGCGCATGGCTTAGCTAGTGGAATTGTAATGTTGTATTGGTGGATAAGTAGGGGTTAACATGGAAAGTAAAAAATGGGGCGGTGTTCGCGAGGGAGCAGGCAGACCAAAAGGAAAGACTGCTGCTGGCGAACGCAAGGGACGCAATATTAGAGCGTTCGACGATGAATGGGAGCTTATAAAGCAGTTCGCAAAAATCGTCAAAACTGATCGTCAGCGAGCGGAAGAGTTGCTAAAATTATTATAGTTTTATTGGACAGTGTAAAAAAGCACTGTCCTTTTTTATTGTAAAAAAATGGAGGTACATCATGGATTTAAGAAACAAAATTACATTAATGGCGTTATCAGACATTACGCCGTATGAAAACAACCCAAGAAACAACGAAGAAGCTGTTGAAAAGGTTGCTAACTCTATCAAAGAGTTTGGCTTCAATCAACCTATCGTAGTCGACAAAGATAATGTTATCATTGTAGGTCATACACGCTATCTTGCAGCGCAGGAGTTAGGTTTGGCTGAAGCACCGGTAATTGTTGCCGGAAACTTATCCGATGAGCAAGCAAGAGCTTATCGCCTGGCAGATAATAAAACAAATGAAATTGCAACTTGGGATGAAGGAAAACTTTTTGAGGAGTTAGAAGCAATCAACGGAATCAATATGGAGAATTTTGGTTTTGATAAAATTCCAGAAGCTTTTGGTGAAGATGAAGAATTACCTTCAGACTTTAAAGAATTTGATGAGGATATTGAAACGACACACAAATGTCCAAAATGCGGTTATGAGTGGTGATAAATTATGTATAAAGTGCCGTCGATGAAAGAGATATGGTCATTGCCGTGGAACGGCTATAATGTTGTTTCGACGTTTAGCGGTGGTGGCGGTTCATGCCTTGGGTATGAGATGGCAGGGTATCATGTTGTATGGGCTAATGAGTTTATTCCTGAAGCTCAGAAAACATATCGACTTAACCATCCGAACACATTTCTCAATACACATGACATAAGAACTGTGACAGCTGAACAAATCATCAAAGAAACGAATATTCCTAAAGGTGAAATTGATTTGTTTGATGGTTCGCCACCATGTTGTGCTTTTTCTACTTCTGGTAAGCGTGAAAAAGGCTGGGGAAAGGTAAGAAAATACAGCGATTCAGAGCAACGTGTTGATGATTTGTTTTTTGAATATATCCGTTTGATTAAAGGATTGCAACCTAAAACCTTTGTTGCTGAGAATGTTTCAGGATTAATTAAGGGTTCTGCAAAAGGTTATTTTAAGCTTATTTTGAAAGGCTTAAAAGATTGTGGATATGAAGTCAAAGTGAAGCTTTTGAACGCGAAATATTTAGGCGTTCCGCAGAGTAGAGAAAGAGTGATATTTGTAGGTGTGCGAAATGACATTGCTAAAAAATATAATGTTCATCCAGTGCATCCAACACCTAAAACTCACATTATACCATTGAAAGACGCAATAGGTGATATTGTTAACGATGAAGCTGAAGTAAAAGAACTTTTACATTACGCTGAAAAATATTCATTTGGTAGGGTGCTGAGAATGCTACCTAAGAATCCTCCAAAGCCAGTGCAAGGTTCATCTGTAATGAACGGAAGTTATTTTTCATTAAGACGCGAAAGCATGTATAGACCGTGCGGAACTGTGTGTCAAACTAATGGTCAGGTGGGAATGGGAGGTAATTGTCATCCGCTGGAAGATAGAAAATTTACGATTGCCGAATTGCGACGCATAACATCCGTACCGGATGATTTTCAAACAACTGGAACATTTCCGCAGCAATGGGAGCGTCTTGGAAGAATGGTGCCGCCTGTAATGATGATGTATATTGCGAAAGAAATTCAAAAGGAGATATTGGATCATGTTAAATGAAAAGCTTGCATATGAAGAATTGAAAAAGCAATATCATTATGTTCTTATGAAGTCTGTAAAACAAAAATATATGCCGATAAAGGAAGTTTTTGTTACAGGAAAAATCAATGGTGTTGCCACGATTACTGGTACACATATGGAAGGAACCACATTAAACGGCCTGAAAGTAAAAAAACATATCATTGTTGATGATGAAGAATCTAAAACGTATGAAGATGTTTTTTTGTATGATGCTATTGGGAAAATGATTGACGAGCATCATGATGATAACTTTACACCAATTCGTTGTGGATTAATGACTTGTATCGCAATAGAGGAAGGTTGCAAATTGCTGAAATTGCCATGTAAAAATCTTTCTGTTGGGTTTATTGGCAATGGTAATATTAATCAACATAACGCAAGAGCTATTCAGTCAATTTTCGGATTGAAAAGATGTATTATTCATGGAAGTGCAAATAATCGAGGGAAAAACAAAGACAAATTTTATAAAGCAGAAGTCGACCATAACTGTGAGCTGCTTAATGAATGCGATGTTATTGTTTCCTGCACATCTGGCTGTGACGGCAAAGATATGATTAGTGCTGATATTTTATATAAGCCTAAAATCATGATTGCGCTTGATAGTGGGTATGTCCTTGATGAATCCTTTCGTAAGGAATGTGATAGCTTTACCGATTATGTAGAGCAGCTAGAGCGATATTATGACGAGGAATTTGCTTTTGACAAAAAAAGATACAAATTAAAGCAACTATGCAAAGACATACAAGTGGAAAAATCCAGATTGTGTGTTTATTTATTTGGCATTGGTTTTGCTGATGCTGTTGTTGCTGAAACAATGTATAACAAGAAACGGCTGATTGATTATGAAAAACAAATACACAAAAATTGACTGTGAAAATCTCAGAGCATTATTAGTCAATAATGCAAAGCAGAATGCTGATAAAACAGGCAATAATATTTTGTTATTAAGCGGTGGCATGGATAGTGTAACTGCCTTATATGCTTTACTGGAAGCAGGAATTCCTTTTAAAGCTTATACATTTTACTTTAAAGATTTTCCTAGTGTGGACAAAATAGCCGTAGAATCATTGCAACAAAAGATAGGTTTTGAACATGAATTTATTGAAATTCCTAGCAAATGGGAATCCATTAAAAATGATGTTCTTGATGCAATCTGTGTTTGCAAAGAAATTTATGGCAAAGTCAGAGAAGTGAAGGTTGAAACAATTTTTGCGTTACAATATCTTGACAAACGTTTATGTCAAGGCGGTGTTGTTTTTTCTGGTTCGACAGGAGATGCGCTTGTAGGCTATAATCGTAATACTGCTATAATGGCCGCAAAAATTGGTGAAGATAACCCTAAAATGATTGACCAAAGAACACTCACGCCTAAAGAAAATGAATTTGACGTGATTTTCAGCAAAAGGCATAAATCTCTATCTATTTTTTGCGGCGAAGCAGAAAAATTTATTTTGGGATTTTCGACAAAAGCTTGCAATACACCTAAACCAAAAGCATTCTTGTATCATGCTTTTGGCGATTATCATACAAAATTCAAAAGCTATCGTCAGCCGAAAGCATTTCAAAAAGCAGGAAATGAAAAGGCTATGTTTAACATGATAGCAATCCAAAAAGGATATAAAGATGCATTGGCAATGTTTAGATATTTAGCAAAGGGATAAAAACATGAATATTGACCTAGTTCCTCTCACAATGGAACATAAAAAAATTGTAGAAGAAATACGCAACAGATACGGTCTTGACACTAATACTGGTTCATTTAATGCGTGTTATTTGTGGAAAGATTTTTTAGATATACATATTTTTGCTACCGATAATATGTATGTAATCAAAGAAGGAACAAATCCTATTGATGTATGGGCGTTCCCTATGGGGGAAAATGAGTCAAAAAAACAATTTATTAAAGCATTACTTTCTTATTCGCAACCAACGTTTTTAAAGGTGCGTTCTAATGACAAAATATTTTTAGAAAAAGAATTTCCAAATGTATTTGATTTTAAACTTTGTGAAGATACTTGTGAATACATTTATAGCGGAGATGAGTTTGCTAAATTACAAGGAAAAAAATTTAGAAAGTTTCGCGAAGCTGTTAATAATATAGCAAGGAATCACACTTTGAAAACTGAAATAATCAACAGCTCAAATATGGATGCTGTAAAAACAGTATTTCAAAAATGGTCTTTTCACAGAGGAAAATCCGGAATGGATAATACAGTTGGAAATGAAACTGACAAGATTCTTTTAGATAATTTCGATACACTTGGTTTGTTTGGGATAATTACGTTCATTGATGCTGTTCCTGCATCCGTCGCTATTGGATATAATTTATCCGCTGATACGTGCGACATATCAACCTTTAAGCATACAGGCATCGTGAAAGATTTGTGCAGGATAACTCTACGTGAGTTTATGATGACGTTTGGCAATAGGCTTAAATTCTTCAATTTTGAGGAAGATGGCGGAATTGAAGGATTGAGAATAATGAAGCATCGTTTGAATCCTTGCAAAGTTAATGAACTATGGAAAGCAACAGTAAGGAGGGAATAATTTTGAATAGGCAAGATAATGTTGATGTAGCTGGAAAAAAATGGGAATTTGATGAAGATGTTGCGAAGTGCTTTCCTGACATGCTAAAAAGAAGCATTCCTGCATACGAAAGCATGAGAAGTCTTGTTTTTTCTATTGGTAGAAACTATGTTAAGAAAAATACGCACATTTGTGATATTGGCTGTAGTGATGGGCAAGCTATTGAACCTTTTATCAAACATTATGGAACAAACAACTATTATGAGTTGCTTGATGTAAGTGAACCTATGCTAAAGAAGTGCCGAGAGCGTTTTCAAGATTGGAAGAAAACACAAATTGTTGATGTTAGAAATTATGATATTAAGAATGGCATTCCTCAATTTTCAAACTCACTCGTTCTCAGTATATTAACGCTTCAATTCACGCCGATTGAATATAGGCATAAAATTGTACAGTCGGTATATGATTCACTTATGCCAGGCTGCGCTTTTATTCTTGTTGAAAAGGTACTTGGAAACACATCGGCTATCGACGAGATTCTGGTGAAAGAATATTACAATATGAAGAAGGAAAACTCATATAGCCAAAAACAGATTGCGGATAAACGAAAAAGTCTTGAAGGCGTGCTGGTACCTATTACTGCAAAATGGAATGAGAATTTGTTAAAAGAATGTGGATTTAGGCAGATTGATTGCTTCTGGCGGTGCCTTAATTTTGCTGGTTGGATTGCTATTAAATAATTTTTAGAAAGGACGGGAATGAGATGCCAGCGAAAGGAAATGTTAGCAATTTACAGCCCGTCCATACCAAGGAAGAAGCAAGAGAAAGAGGCCGCATTGGAGGAATAAAATCTGGTGAAGCCAAGAGGGCAAAAAAGAATCTTCAACAGATAGCCAAAACGATTCTTGAAGCGCAAGTAAAAGGTAAGGATGCACAGCAATTTCTACATAATTTTGGCCTTGATGAACAGGATAGCAATTATCAAGCGTTGATGATTGCTAAGCTTTTAAACAAGGCATTAACGGAAACTGATGTTAATGCAATTCGTACACTTGCGCAGATTGCGGGAATTGACGGAGGAACAGTTTCTCTTGCAGATGATACAAGTGTCGATACAATAGATATTTATCAAAAAATCTATATTCCCAATAATGGTCGCGATAGTTATGAAACAGCATATTTAAGTCCGCAGCCTGGACCACAGACAATGTTTATGTGTTCGTCGGCTGATATTATTATTTATGGCGGAGCTGCTGGCGGCGGTAAGACTTATGCGTTGTTGATGGAGGGCTTGCGACACAAAGATATTGCTGGATTTAATGGATTGGTATTGAGAAAAAATTATACACAGATAACATCCCCCGGCGGATTGTGGGAAGCGTCGAACAAAATATATTCTCGAGTACAAGGGGCATCGTCAAAAATGTCTCCTGTGCATCATTGGACATTTGCCCCATCTGGAGCCAACATTCGCTTTGGACATCTTGCGAGTGATAAAGATTTAAGCGGATGGCAAGGCTCAGAAATTTGCTACCTTGCTTTTGACGAGCTGACGCATTTTAGCCGTCACCAATTTTTGTATATGCTTTCTCGTAACCGTTCAACGTGCGGCATCCGTCCTTATGTACGAGCAACGTGTAACCCGGACAGCGATAGCTGGGTAGCTGATTTTATTTCCTGGTGGATTAATCAAGACACAGGCTATCCGATCTACGAGCGCAGCGGTGTTGTGCGTTATATGTGCGTCCTGAATGATACGATTTATTGGGGCAGTAATCCGCATGAACTCGCAAAGGAACACGGCGTAAATGTTGAAGAATGCAAGTCGGTTACGTTTATAGCGTCTAAACTGACAGACAATAAGGTTTTAATGGCTAAAGACCCTTCGTATATGGCAAACCTTAAAGCGTTGGCAGAAATTGACAAGGAACGTCTTTTATATGGTAACTGGAAAATCCGTCCTGCTGCTGGTATGTACTTTAAAACAGAAAACTTCACCTTTGTTGATGCTGTACCGAAAAATATCGTTGCTTATGCACGTTCCTGGGACTTGGCAGCAACAGAGCCTACGCCGCTTAACCCAGACCCTGATGCAACAGCAGGCGTGTTAATGGGACTGCTTGACGATGGCAGAGTAATCGTCCTTGATGTAAAACGCAAGCAGATAAAGGCAAATGACGCTAGGAATCTTCTGCGTAACATGGCAACAATAGACCAGGGCAAATATAAATTTGTACAAATAACCATACCGCAAGACCCAGGACAGGCAGGCAAGGCGCAAGCTCAAAGCCTTGTATCAATGCTTGCCGGATATTCTGTTGAGATTGTATCGCCGACAGGCAGCAAAGAGGTTCGTGCTACTCCATTTGCTTCACAGGTGCAAGCAGGAAACGTCCTTATCCTTAAAGGTGAATGGAATGATATGTATCTGTCAGAACTTGAATCGTTCCCGGAAAGCAAGCATGATGATATGGTGGATGCGTCAAGTGATGCGTTTAACAAGCTCATGAATTCACGCAGCTGGGGCGGCTTAACTAGCTAGGAGGAATAATGGTAAAAAGAAAAGATAATTCAATTCGTGCAGACAGCGGCTTTAAAGATGCTTTTATTGCACGTAAAGCTCGCAACTATGAAGGTCTGCTAAACGAGCGAAAGCTTACAGACCAGACTTTAGCTGCAATGTACAGAAATGCTCTTGTGCGTAGAATTGTAACGCTGGTTGCCGATGATGCTATGAAGAATTTTATAGAAATCGAAGGCGATTCTGACGATTGTATCTTGCAGGAGCTGGAAACGCTGTTTGTACAGGAAAAGCTTACTGAAGCTTTATATTGGGACAGACTGTTCGGTATGTCTTGTGCTCTTATCCTTGCTGACGATGGGCAGGAATTAAGCGAGCCTATTAATATCAACCGTTTGCGCAGGATTAACGGATTAGAAGTTTTTGACAAGCGAGATATTTACCCGGATACCACCTCAATTTATCTTGATACAGATATTCGAGATGTAAATTTTGGCAAGCCTGAGTTTTACATGATTTCGCCACCGAACGGAAATCAGTTTAAGGTACATCGAAGCAGACTGCTGATTTTTGACGGCGAAATGCTGCCGAAGATAGAGCGCATTGCTAATAACGGTGCTGGCTTATCCTGCCTGGATGGTGTTCCGGCTGCGCTAAACCGTGTAAAAACTGCAATGAATAAAACAATCGACATAATGGACAAGGTTAGCACGTCACTGTTAAAGCTCGAAGGCTTAAGCAATTTACTGACAAGAGAGGACGGCACGCAAGCAGTTATTCGGCGTTTAGAGCTGATAGACTACTCACGCAGAATAAATGGCAGCGTAGCCGTTGACAAGGAAGATGAATACGGCATTTTCAACATTCCGCTTACAGGCTTGACGGATATTATTCAAGAGTTTGAGCAAGCTTTATGTGCTGTTACAAGCTATCCTTTTACTGTATTGTTTGGGCGTTCTCCGGCTGGCATGAACAGCACAGGCAAGAGCGACTTGCAGATTTACTATGATAACGTCAGACGTATTCAACGCAGGAAGATTCGTCCTGCATTAGAGTATCTTGTAAGACTTATCCAGCTTGCAAAAGAAGGACCTACCAACGGCAAGGAGCTTGAAAAGTGGAGCATTAAATTTAAGGCAATCGAACCACTGAATGATCTGGAACAAGCCAACGTCGACAAGACGCAGGCAGAAGTAAGAGCTGCCGTTGTTAAGCTTGTTTTTGACCTAGTTGATAATCAACTGTTAGACGCAACACAAGCACGCCAATACCTTAAAGAGCGTGGCGATATTCCAGTTACAGAAAGTGAGCTGGATTTAGATGATGAAGAAACAGAAGAAATCAATACGTTACCTTAAAGTAAAGAAGCGTCCAAAATATCCAAAGAATTTTGAACGTGATTATTATCGCGTCCTCAGAGCCGTTGTAAGACGTTTAAAAAGTGCCACGAATAACAATATACCAATGCTGACATATTCGCTGCGTCAGGACGATGACAGCACCGTTACAGATGCTTTCGTTCAGGCGATACTTTTAGAGCTTTTAAAGAGCATGACTGTTGAGGAAGCTATAAGCGAATTAGAGCTTATTCTTGCTGGCGTGTCCAGCGTTGTCGATGCTAATGTTATCAGTGCCTTTGCGGAAGCAGTCAGCGTTGATGTGTTTTTAAATGATTCAGCCTTACTTGATACAGTAAAAGCAGAATGGAAAGCGCAGCAAGGCAGGCTTGTTGATAGCATAGTCAATACCTACATTGAAAAGCTACAAATCATTGTTAGCAATGCTGTTCAGCGTGGCACTGCCATGAGCGAAGTTGAAGAAGAAATCAAGGTACTGCTCAACACTACCGACAAACGAGCCAAATTTATCGCAAGGAATGAGGTAGGCAATCTGAACGGCATTATAACAATGCGTAGGCAGGTTGATTGCGGTATAAGCGTGTATCAATGGTCATCGTCACATGATGAACGTGTAAGACCTTCTCATGCTGAGATGGATGGGAAATACTTCTATTGGAATAGCGACAAGGTTGGTGAAATTAACGGCATAAAGGTTTATCCTTCTCCGAAATATCATCCGTGCATGGATTATAACTGCCGTTGTGTAGCATTACCTGTTATTGACCTGGAACAATGGAACATGACAACAGCAGTTCCAATGGGTAGGGTGAATGTAAAGAAAAGTAAAGAATTAAGTTAGAAGGCATATGTAATTTGTCGCATATGCTTTTTATATACCCAAAAATAAGGAGGTGAATTTTTTGGGAAGTGTACAACGATATGAACGCATTGATTCATGGATGTTTGTTAGCGGTGCAGTTACTGACGCTGACGGCTTCTTGCGTGATTCTCCAATCGTGGCACGTACTGGCATCTATATCTACCAACAGCCAGACGGGACTATTAGACGAGAGTACAGACCGCCGGAGGAAGTGTTCGACGCTGACAGTGAAGCAAGCTTTGTCGGAAAGCCTATTGTGGTAGGACATCCTGCCAGCGGCATTGTAAACAGTGATACCGCACAAGATTTAGCCATTGGCACGATTTTGTCCAGCGGTTATCCGAAGGACGAAACAAACATTGCCTGTGACATTGTTATCCATAATCCCTCTGCTATCGGCGAAAAGCGTGGCTTGTCTTTAGGCTACAGAGTAGATATTGAAGAAACGCCAGGCACTACACCGGACGGACAGCAATATGATGCTATCCAACGCAACATTCGTATCAATCATTTAGCCGTTGTTGATAGGGCACGTGCCGGAGCAAAAGCACGGCTTAATCTTGACGGTGACGAAATTATCGAAGGAGTAGAAACGAAAATGAAAATTAAAATTGATTCTGTTGATTTTGAAGTTGACGAAAAAATTGCCAACTACGTCAACTCTTTGCAAAGCAAAGAAGAAAACGCTCGTGTAAAGCTTGATACTGCTAACACTGAGCTTAAAACTGTAAAAGAACAAAATACCGCTCTTAAAGCTGATGCTGACGCTTTAAAAGCTAAAGCTGATGCAATGACCGCAGAGCGTGATGCTTTGAAAGCTAAAGTTGATGCTGCTGACGCTGAAAAAGAGAAAGCTGTAAAAGAGGCTGTTGAAGCTGTAAAGGCTGATATGCAGGAACGTGCGGAGCTGGAAGAAACCGCTAAAATTGCTAAGGTTGAAAAAACCGATGGCTTGACCAACGCTGAGTTAAAAGAAGGCATTGTCAAAGCTGCATTCGGTGAAAGCTTTAAGCTTGACGGTGTATCTGATGCTTATATTAACGGCGCATATTCTGCTGCTAAAGAGATGCTTCGCAATGATAACGCAAAAAATCAAGCCGTAAAAGCTAAAGGCGGTGCTGAAAAGCAAGAAACTAAGAATGATTCTGCTAACGATGCACGTAGCCGCATGATTGCACGTATGCGCGGCGAAGAATAAGAAAGAGGTGAATACAATGGCAATTACTAATTATGCATTAACCATGGACAAAGCTTTTGCTGGTGCGCTGTATGATTTGTCCTCTCATACTGTAGATTCCTTTGCTGTTGAAGAAGCTGACGGTATTGGTGCTGCTTGCGCCGTTATCCGTGGCACTGACGCAGAACATCAGGTGAAATCTCCGTCCGCATCCGGTGACGGTGCGAAAGTTATCGGCGTTACTCTGCATACTCATATTGAGCCGCCTGAAGCTGGCAAAAAATATTATCCGCAGAATTACACTGTTCCTGTTGTAACTAAAGGTCGTGTATGGGTAACTACCGGAGGTGCGGTTAACGCAGGTGACGAAGCTCATCTGAAGCTTGCTGACGGCACTTTTGTTAAAGATACTGTTGCTGCTGGCACTATCGAAGCTCTTGGCTGCGGTGCCAAATTTATCACTTCCTGCGATAAAGCAGGCTTGGCAGTTATCGAAATTGGTTAATTAGAAAAGAAGAGGTGAAATAGTAATGACTCAAATGCACTATGATGAATTAGACCTGAATGTTATTGAGCGTTGCGACGGCTTGCGTAAAGACGCAGGCGATACTATTTTTGTCGCAAAAGAACTCGAAGCTGTAAAGGCAAAAACCTACGACCAGAAATTCGCTAATCTTAATGCGCTGAAACTGTTTGATATGTCCTCTGACGTTGACCCCGGCGCTGATACTATCAGCTATCAGTCCTTGGGTTCTGTCGGTATGGCAAAGACTATCGCCAACTATGCAACCGACTTTACTCGTGTAGATGTACTGGCTGAAGAACACATTGCTAAAGTTATTGCTGGCGGTGCAGCATATGGCTACACCATGCAGGACTTGCGCCGTGCTGCTATGGCAAGAAAACCGCTAACTGCTCGCAAGGCTATTGCTGTTCGCCGTGCTCTCGACGAATATATTAACCGCATTGCTTTTCATGGTGATGCTAAATATGGTGTTGTTGGTATCCTGGACAATCCGAACATTGGTAACTATACCGTTCCCGGTGACGGCTCCGGTTCTTCTACTAAATTCAAAGATAAAACCGCTGTTCAGATTCTGCGTGATATGAACGGCATTATTAATTCTGTTAGCAAGCAGACTAATGACGTAGAAAATCCTAATACCTTGGTACTGCCGCCGGATCAATACAACTACATTGCTTCCACACCTTATTCTGATGTAGTCGCAGATTCTATTCTGTCTGTGTTTAAACGCAATAACCCGGATGTAACTGTATTGAAAGCCAATGAGCTGGCTGGCGCAGGTGTAGGCGGCTTGGATATGATGATTGCATACGTTAAGGACACAGACCATCAAACCTTGGAAGTTCCGCTGCCGTTCACTCAGCACACTATTCAGCAAAAAGGCTTGGAATTTGAAGTTCCTTGCGAGGTTCGTACCGCTGGCGTGTTGATTTACTATCCGCTGTCCATGAACAAGGCTTCTGGCATCTAATCTGACTATATACTGCCCTTTCGCATGAGAGGGCATTTTCTTTTTTAGGAGGAAAGTGAATGAAAGTTAAAAACATCTCTAAAGCTGTAATTAATATCGACGGTAAATATATCATGCCTGATCAGTGCGGCATCGTTGGTGATGAATGGGGCGAAAACATTATTGTAAAAGCCTACATCAAAGAACAAATGATTACTGTTGAGAAAGGCAATGCTAAAGAAGCAAATGTTGATGATATGGCAGCAGACCTTGCAGGACTGTCCGCTGAATCCAGCAAGCGTTCTTTGACTGCTTTCGCTAAGAAATACAATATTAATGTAGAGGGCGCAGAAACCGCAGAAGATATTTATTCCGTTATTTTTGCTTTTGTAAACATGGCAAAGAAAAATGTTAACGGAAACTAAAGATAAAATAAAGCAAGCTTTTTCTGTAATCTGCCCCGAGCTGATTCTTACTGATGAAGAATTAGAAGTCTACATTAATCTTGTTTCGCCTATGCTGTCAGAAAGTGTTTTTGGCAATATGTATATAACAGCATTTGTTTATCTCATAGCGCATCACGTTGTCCTGCGTCAGCTTATTGCGCAGTATGGAGAAAACGGCTCATCTGATGTTGGGATTACAGGCTCTGTAACGTCGGAAAAAGAAGGTGACTTGCAACGTTCATATGGTGACAAGTCAGCTTCTTTCGATATGTTGGACAAGACGTACTATGGCATTGAATTTAAACGTCTGCGCTCTATGTGCGTTGTTCCGATAGTAACAAGATTGGATAATGCGTTATGAGTAGAGTAGAGGATAAAGATTTAGGTTTAAATCGTATCATACGAACGCTAAACAAAGACCTTGACGGCGTTGTGGTTAAGGTTGGTGTACAAGCTAAAGACAAAGCTGTACGGCGAGGGAAAGGTGGAAGCATTCGTAACACAGACCAGCCGTTGGCTGTTATTGCAGCGATACATGAATTTGGGCTGGGCGATATGCCCCAACGTTCTTTCCTGCGTTCTGCGTATGATGAAAATTTGCCTATGATTGACAAAATGATTCAGCGTGTTGCCAATGGCGCTGTATTTGGACTAGGAACAAACGCTGCTCTTAATCAGTTAGGCAATGTTGTACAAGGTATGGTTCAAAGAAAAATCGTCGACGGACCGTTTGTCCCGAACTCTCCTGCTACAATAAAGCGCAAGAAAAGTTCTAAACCATTAATTGATACCGGGCATCTGCGACAATCAATTCGCTATGTCATTGAAAGAAAAGGTGCTAATCATGAGTAGTTTTAGAAAGCTGATAACTGTCCTGCGTTACAACGGCAGTCCTGAACTGCTTGCCAACGGAACCTATATGTATCCTACACTACAAGAATTTAAAGTGTTAGCCAGTGTGCAGCCGCTTAAAGCTAATGAAATGATGTTACTTCCTGAAGGTAGCAGGACTGCTAGAGCGGTAAAAGTATATACCGACAAGGAACTTTATGTTGATGACCAACGAACAAATACAATGGCTGACCGCTTTAAATGGCGTGGAAAGCTTTTTGAAGTGGTTGCCAGCGATATTTTTCAAAGTGATGTTATTAACCATTACCGTGCATATGCAGTAGAGGTGAGCGAATTTTGAAAGAAGCTAATACTCGTACTGACGTACTGAATTTTTTTATTTCGGTATTACAAAAAATATATTATCCGATTCCGATTCGCAGAGCAAAAATGAAACCTCCAGCTGTAAATGAATTAAACATCGTCGTTGATCTTCTGGCTGAACGCAGTATAGGAAACGAGGTTGTTTTTTTAACTGAAACAGCACAGTACAGCAATGCAGGTATCATTGAAGCTACGTTAAACATACAAGCTCTCGGCGAGGGTGCTGTTGAACTTCTGTCGAAGCTTAAACTTTATCTCGAAATGCCGGATATGATTAACTTGTATGATTCTGCAAATGTGGCTATAAACAGTGTCGAGCAAGTGCAAGACATTACAACTTCATTGGATGGCAGAACGTGGCAGGAACGAGCGTCGGTTGATTTGACTGTTTCGTACTGCCGTGAGCTGCTTAGCCAGGGTACAGAATGGTTTAACAAATTAAAAATAAACGGCACTACGAATAACGGCAAGGATAAAGAAGAACGCCCTGCTGTAGATGGTGAAATTGTAAAAGTTGAAATCATGGGAGAATTAGAAAATTAAGGAGATGAAAATATGGCAAATATCGACAGATTAGTCAATGTGCAGATTGCTTTGAATACTACAGGCATTTCATCCAATGGCTTTAATACGCTAATGATTGTATCTGCACATGAGCACGCTGCTCCGGCGTATGTATTGACCATTACGGACGCTGACCAGCTTTTAGATTTAGGTTGGACCGCTGAGGATGCTGTTTATAAAGCTGCATTACAAGCTTTTAGCCAGATTCCGCATTATGAGAAAGTCAAAATCGGTAGAATGAACTCTGATAGCTCCGCTGCTGATAACATGAATAAGATTTGTGCTGTTGACAACGATTGGTATGGCTTGTGCTATGTTGACCGTACATCTGCAAAAATCATGGAAATGGCAGAATGGGTTGAAGCTCATACAAAGCTGTATGGTACATCTGTTGCTGAAGCCGATGCGTTGCAAGCTGGCGTTGCAACAGATACAGGCAGTAAGCTGAAAGCGAAAAATTATTATCGCACTTTTGTTTTTTATCATAAGGAAGCAGAAAAAGAATTTCCTGAAGCAGCTGTAATGTCCAGATGCTTTACTGTATATCCCGGCGGTGAAACCTGGGCCAACAAAAAGCTTTCCGGCATTTCAAATGATGATTTAACCGAAACAGAATATCTTGCATTGACTGCCAAAAACTACAATACCTTTGAAAACTTCTCGGAGAACGTCAGCATTACTCAAAACGGCAAGACTTGTGCAGGTGAATGGATTGACGTTATCCGTTTCCGTGACTGGCTCGTTGAAACTATTAAAACAGAAGAATTTGCAATGCTCATTAATCGTGAGAAATTGCCGTACACTGATGCTGGCATTGCGCTTGTCGAAGGTGTGCTGAATAAAGTTCTGAAACTTGGTCAAGACCGTGGCGGTATCGCTCCGACTGAATACGATGATGATGGCAACAGAAATCTTGGCTACACTATTACAGTTCCTAAAGCTGCTAATATTAGCGCAAACAAGAAAGCACAAAGAGTTCTTGACGATGTAAGGTTTACCGCACGTCTTGCAGGTGCTATCCATGCTGTTAACATTAATGGTTCTTTGACTTATGAGAACCTTATTCAAAAGGCTTAAAGGAGGACAATTAAATGGCAAGAGTAAAGACATACGACCCGAAGAAAGTTAAGGTGCTGTTCGGCTCTCTTATCTTGACTGGCGTTGATGAAGGCACTTTTATTAATGTTGAAACACAAGGTGACGGAATTTCCGCTATTGTCGGCTGTGACCAGGAAATTGTCCGCAGTATTGACCCGTCCTCAGTCTTAAAGCAAGTTACTGTTACTCTGTTGCAGTCCAGCTCCAGCAATGCAGCGTTAAGCTTGATTCAAGATGCAGACAATCAAAATGGTGCAGGCTTGCTGCCGCTGACTATTAAAGATTTGAGCGGTGACAGCGTTATGGTTAGTGATCAGGCATGGATTGTGAAAAAACCAAACTTTCAGCGTGGCAAATCTGCTTCTGACGGAAAATGCGAATGGGTATTCATGGCAGTTGTTCCGGATGAAGCTTTTTTAGTTGGTGGACATAGCTAAGGAGTAAAAGATGCGACAAGCGAAATTCGAAGTGAAGAACAGAAAAATCGGTGCGAACACCTTTTATGTTCGTGCTTTTCCTCCGTTGCAAGGCTTGAAACTGTATGGTGACTTACAGAAAGCTATTACTGCTGCTTTAAAAGGCGGTTTAACATCTAACGGCGAAATGGAAGATATGAAAGAAGCATTATTAGGTGCTCAGATTAATGTCGGTGCTATCCTTGCGCAGTTAGGTGAAAGCTTTAATGGTGAAGTGCTGGCACAGTTCTCTGAACGTCTGCTTGATGCTGAATATGTCAGCGTTAAGATTAAGGGCGAAGAAGAAGCTATTATGCTAACAGAAGATGTTATCAATGAGCTTTTTACTGGTAAGCTTGTTGAGCTTCTTAAACTTGAAAAATTTATTATTGAGGTAAATTTCGGAGATTTTTTCGCTTTAATTCCCAACCTCTCTGGAGTCCGCGAGATGTTGGTGAGCAAGTAGAAATTCCCGGCACCTTATCGCCAACGCTAACAGCTGAATCTTTTATTTGGCGGCCAGTGTTGGCTAAGGTAGTTACTGTTACAGAAATAAAAGAAGGTACTGTTACATTAAGCGACTTATGCAAAATAAACGCTCTGCTTGATATGCAGAGTGATGTACAAAGATATTATCTTGATCACCCTAAAAAGAAAGGAGCTGATGCGCCGTGGACGTAAGAAGTTTAGCTATTGCGATTGGCTTCAAAGTGAATAACTCGAACGTTAAGCAAGTAGAGCAGACAACCAAAAAAGTTAAAACAGGACTTGAACGTGTTGGCGATTCTGCTGATAAAGCAGGCAACAAAGTTGATAGTTTATTTTCAAAGTTAAGCGGTCTTGCTATGTTCGCTGGCGCTTCGCTAACTCTTGGAAGTATCATTAAAACGATTGATGAATGGAAGGTTATTGAAGGTCAAGTAAACAACGTAACCAAAAGTCAGCAGGAATCAAAAGCTGTTCAGAAAGAAATTTACAACATTGCTAGCCGTACTCGTCAGCAATATAAGTCTACAGCTGAGCTTTATACATCTGTTGCACGTAATGCGCAGGAGCTGAAGAAAAGCACTAAAGACATTTTGCTGTTTACAGAGGATGTTTCAAACGCAATGCTGCTGGGTGGCGGTGATGCTTCATCTCAGCAAGCTGCGTTGGTACAGTTAGGTCAGGCTTTGGGTTCCGGCACGTTGCGTGGTGATGAATTAAACTCCATTATGGAGCAAGCACCTAGACTTGCAAAAGCTATTGCCGAAGGTATGGGTACTACAATTGGACAGTTAAGACAGATGGGCAGCGAAGGCAAATTAACTGCACAAGATGTTTTTAATGCTATTCGTGGGCAATCTGACCGCTTGAAAATGGAGTTAGGTAAAATGCCTTGGACTGTTGGACAAGCAACCAACAAAATGCAAAATGCGCTTGGAAAATTTTTTAAAGAATTTGAGGATAAGACAGGCATCGTTGACGGCATAGCAAAAAGCATGGCAAAATTTGCAGACTACATCGAGAATATTAATCTTGATAACTTTATTTCTGGTCTGCGAATTGCAGCGATTTACGCAGGTATTCTTTTCGGCATGGCAAAGTGGAGCAGTTTTGTAATGATGATTGGAACTGCCGTAAAATGGATTGTAGCTATGAGAGATGCTTTGATCTTGGCAACCGGGGCGCAAATAGCATTTAACAGCCAAACACGAAGGGGAGCGGCTATGCAAATGCTTTTAATGGGTAAATTCCTATTGATAGCAGCTGCGATTGCTCTTGTTGTTTTGCTTATACAGGATTTTTACAAGTGGGTAACTGACCCGAAGGCAGACACAATGATGAAACGCTGGTTTGGTGATTTTGAGCCTATAAAAAATAAATTTATCGACTTTAAAGATAGCGTTGTTCAATGGTTTAGTGATATTGCAACTGCTGTTGCTTTTGTTCCTAAACTTATCTATGAGTTATTTAAATTGGCATTCGAAGGTATTTGGGGCTTAACTTCTTGGTTATGGGAAGGAATAGGCAATGCTTTCGTTTCCGGTCTTGCTGCGATAGGCTATGTTATCGCCGGAGTGATTATGCTGTTTGTTAACGCTTTCAGGTTTATACAAGACAGCTTAACAGTATTGGCTACGTTTTTTGCCGATACAATAAATTCGGGATGGCAGCTAATAACTGGCTTTTTTAACAACATGATTAAGTGGGTAAAAGACGCTATTAAGTGGGTTGACCAATTAATCAGCAAGTTAAACATCATGCAAGGCGTAAAAGATTTTGTGAACAACAATATCATTAATCCTATTTCAGACTTTGGCAGCACTGCCGTAAACCGTTTGTTAGGTAATCCGACTACCACGAACACTTCTTCTAACATTTCCAATAGCGGCAATACGACGAATTACATTCAAGTTACAACTGCCAGCACTTCCCCGGAAGCTACAGCAACTGCGGTAGGCAATGTTGTTAGTCGCAATAACGGCTGGCCAGTTGCTAACTACTTTCCTTTAAGCGAGGCGAAGTAATATGCTGGCAGATATTTTAGGTTACAACATTAAAAATCCTACGCAAGTTGGTTCTTTAAAGGTTGATATAGTAAAATCTTTCGAATACACCTATGATCAGGACGTAACAGGACACCCGGTAGAAACAGGCTTTGAAATTGCTGACCATATTGTCAACAAGCCTTTAAAATTGACAATGACTGTCGGCATTTCGTCTGCTCCGGTAACGTGGTTCTATAAGAATGGGTGGGGAGAAAAGAAATTTGCTAACGGTCTACAGCTTTTAGAGGAAATCAGAGATAAGAAAGAGCCTGTAACAATCATTCGTCCTGAAAAGAAGTATGACAACATGGTTATGACTTCTTGCCGGGTGAGCAAGCCGGATTCGTCAAAAAGCATTATTTATGTTGACTTATCTTTTCAGCAGATTGTTAAGGTAACAACGCAGACAACAACGATACCGGAGAATGTCGTTACTGCATCGCAAGAGGAAAATGCAGGAGAAACTGCAGCAAACGCAGGCGCAGCAAAAACATCTTCTGTTGACGTTGGTGGAGGTTCTGCTAACATTCCTGACAGTAATGTTTCTGGTGGTATTAGTGATTCTCTAGGAAGCGAAACCTCAACAAATAAAAGCTGGCTTGCTGGCGGAGTAGATAATATTAAAAGCGGATTAGGCTTGCTGTTTTAGGAGGTAACATGATTACGATTAATTTTGCTGACGGCAATGATGTTGTTTTTAGCGTTCCTTTTGACGGCGAGAAATATAAAGTAAGAGTGTGCTGGAACCATGAAGGGCAATTTTGGGCATTGCACCTTTGGGACGCTAACAACAATGTAATTCTTGCAAACGCTTGCGTTGTGCCGAAATTTCCCTTGCTAATGAACCATCACAAAAGTAATGCTCCGAGGGGAGAATTACTTGTCTTAACGGACAAAGAAAGTGTAGGCAGAGATGATTTTCAAAACGGAGCAGCAACGCTCGTGTATTGTACAGAAGATGAATTTTATGGAGGTTAACCATGGCACAGTTTGACCGCATCTATAAAATTACTCTAGGCGTACAAGGTTCGGACGGTGTTGTTATTGAAGCAAAGGCGAAAGAACAAGGATTAGAGATTGAGTTTGACATTGCAAAAAGTCTTGCTAAGCAAAGCAATTCCTGTTCACTGAAAATTTATAACTTGTCAAAAGCAACTGCCGATAAATTGGAAAGAGCAGATACAATCTGTATCCTTGAAGTTGGGTACAGCGAGGACGCTGGATTAAAAAGAATTTTCATCGGCTGGGTAACTGACTGCTATTCCTATATGAGCGGTTCTGACAAAGTAACAGAGATGAAGCTTTATGATGGGCACGTTGCTATTCGTGATAGCATCGTGTCCTTGTCTTATGCTAAAGATGTTAGTAGGAAGAAAGCTCTTGACGATGTTGCAGCAGATATGGGACTTGTAGTGACGTATGCTGATGATTGTGAGTTTACGACGTTTGCCAATGGATTTTCTTTTGTCGGTGCAGGACGTGAGTGTCTTGACAAAGTTTGTGCTGGCACTGATTTAGAATGGAGTATTCAAAACAATACCTTGCAGATTATTAAGCAAGGCGGCAACACCAATGTGCAGGCTATAAAGCTTACTCCTGAAAGCGGATTAATTGGTTTTGTTGAAAAACTTCTTAAAGGTCCAACAAAAGCGGCAAAGCAAAAAACAAGTAAAAAGACTACCCAACCTAAAAGGGATAAAAAAGCAGGCTGGAATGTTAAATGCCTTTTGCAGCCTGTATTAAATCCGGGAGATTTGGTTTACATTGATTCGCAGGAAATAAAAGGGTGGTTCAAAATAGAAAGCTTAAAGCATAACGGCTCGTATAGCGGACAGAATTGGTATACGGAGCTTGAAGTGTACGAGATTGTACCGAAGGAGTGATTATATATGAGCCTTGATGCAACAGCAGATACGCTTGAAGGATTGGAAAATCTTATGCAGCAAAAAATAGGCAACATTCACACTTGCTTGCCTGGTACAATTTTGTCATTTGATGCTTCTACTTGCCTTGCCAGCGTGAAGTCAACGTTAAAGAAATTTACCTCCGACGGCAGAGTTCTTGAATACCCGGTTATTGATGGTGTTCCTGTTTTTATGCCACACGCAGGAGTAGCACAGATTACTTATCCTGTAAAGCCTGGCGATAGTTGTTTAATTGTTTTTTCAGAACGCAGCATTGATGAATGGCTAGGTGCTGGAACTGATGATAACCATGATCCTCGACAATATGATTTGACTGACGGTTTCTGCTTCGTTGGAATGATGCCGTCACAGTCAATATCTGCCGAAAATGTTGAAGTTATTAACGGCGGTACGAAAATAAGCCTTACACCTGGCAACACGATTAATGTTGTCGGAAATATTAATGTTCAAGGTTCGATAACGTGCAGCGGTGACGTGCTTGGCGGCGGCATTAGCCTTATCGGACATACTCACACAGCTCCGCATGGTGAAACAAGTTCGTCGCACTGAGGTAAAAAATAATGAAAAAAGAAGAAGTTATAATAGCCTACAAAAAGCAGAAAGGAGCTTGCATTGTAGCGTTTCCTACGCTGACAAGCTCGTGGACGTATTTTGTCCAGATTGAAAAAGCTATTGATAGTTATTTTAGTAATGCTGATAGTGTGTCTGATGCTGTTCGTGCTGTTATTCGTGGCGCTTATGTATCGCAGACAAAAGCGGCGTTAAAGTGTGAAGATGATGAAAAATACGGCATTAAATACAATGCTGATGTAGGCAGTATTGATTTAACGCCGTATTGGTATGCGTGGGAATGGCTAAAAGAAAATCTTGCCGATAAAATCAAATATACTACATCTGAAGTATCGGCACAGGCAGAAGGCAGTGCTGGCGAAAAGATTGTTGATGCTGAACAGCCGGAGCTTGATTTTGTTATCAAGGATATTTCGACAGCTAGGGTTACTGAAGCTGCGCAGATTAATGATTATGCGGAATCGTTTTGGCAAGGTAACAGCAAGATGGATTTTATTTGCCTTGTAGAGGATAGAGGTAATGTTGTAAAAACACCCGATAAGAAAGCGATTGTTAAAAAGCTTTATCTTGATTGTGGCTTACTGACGCAGATTCAAGAGAACGGCTTGGATATATATGTTCCTAGTTATTTAGGAGGTGTTGGCAATGCTTGACCTTGCTTTAAACGCAAAGACACATGACCTTGCACTTAATGGAGATGTAATGTTTATTGACAATGTTGAGCGTGTAGCGCAACAGATAAAAATACAGTTGCTTACTTTTCTTGGCGAATGGTTTTTAGACGTTACGCATGGCGTACCTTATCTCGAATATGTGCTTGTAAAAAATCCTAATTTTACGCTGATTAGAGAGCTTTTCCGTGAGCAGATTTTAAAGGTTGACGGAGTAAGCAATTTAGTCAGCATTGATATTGATTTTGAATCTGCTACACGAAAAATGTTATTAAGCTATGAAGCGGAAACTGAATACGGCATGATTGTAAGGAAGGAGGTTTTAGGCTATGGAGTACGGAGTAACAGTTAACGGTTTTGTCAGAAAGCGTTTGCCGGAGATAAGAGAAGATATTTTTAAAAGCCTGGAGCAAAATTTAGGCTCGACAGTTAGCCGTCAGCCTAACAGTATGATAGGCGTTCTCGTTGGTGTGTATGCTGCTGAGCTTGACCGAATGTGGCAGCTTTTAGAGCGTGATTATTATGACCGCTCGCCGATTAGTGCCAGCGAAGGCAGTTTAGATAATACGCTTGCTTACACCAATGTGCAGCGCAAGAAAGCTCAGGCAAGCTATCTTTATGCTGTTTGTTATGGACGCAGCGGAATGGTTCTTCCTGCTAACTGCCAGATTAAAGATGTTTCCGGCTACAAATGGAATATTATCGAAGAAAGCACGATCACTCTTAATGACTGTGTTCACGTTACACTTGAAGTTGAAACACCAACTAAAGGAAAAATTTACAGTGTACAGTTTGATAATGATGCAGTTATAAAGTACACAGCACAAGAAAATGATACTGCGTTGGTTGTCGCTGTTGCCTTGGCTTCTCAGAGCGTTGAAAAGTGGCAAGGCAGTATTGTTGAAGGTAAGCTGGTTTTTGAACGCTCCGACAGGCGATATGGAGCTGTGGTTGTGCCTAACGAATCATTTGTAGTAACGCAGGTTGGAAGTCCTATTCGTTTTGACTGTGAAGAATACGGAGAAATCGAACCTTTGCTAAATAGTGTAAATTACATCAACACAAATTATGACGGCTGGTTTTCTGTTAGCAACGAATCTGAAACATATGTAGGTCGTGACTATGAAACAGCATCAGAAGTTCGTCAGCGGTATGCGTCTGCTGTGTTCAGAAACAGCATAGGAATGAAAGAAAGTATTAAGGCTGCCTTGCTGGAATTGCAGGATGTTACCAGCGTAACTATTTATGAAAACCGCACTGATGAAACAGTTGATGGCTTAAAACCTCATTCTTTCCAGGCTATTGTTTTCGGTGGTGATGAAGAAGCTATTGCTCGCACTATCTTAAATGTTGCACCTTTAGGCATTGATACAAACGGCGATATTTGCGTTCGCATTGAGGACAGCGAGGGTGCAGAGCAAGATGTATGCTTTAGCCGTCCGCATGAGGTACAGATTTATGTCAAAGTTATTATTAAAGAATATAATGAAGAAATTTTACCTGGTGATGCAATCGACAAAATTAAAAATATCGTTGTCGAACAGATTGGCAAACTGTCGATGGGTAATGATGTTATTTATCAGCGTTTTCTTGGTCCTATTTACAGCGGCGTTGACGGCATTAGCTATATTGAGTGCAGCGTGTCTAAAGATAGTCAAACGTATAAGCAGGAAAACATTTCGATTGAACGTAGTGAGCTAGCAGTAACAAAGCTTGCTAATGTTACTGTAGCTTTGGAGTTGTAACCATGACTACAAGCGAAAGAATGTATAACCATCTGTTAAGTCAGTTTCGCAACAAGCCTAACATTAAAGCTTTTCTTAATGCCATTGGAAATGAACTCGACAGCATAGATAAAGTAAGGGAGCAGATAAGGACACAGATATGGCCAGATACGGCAGTTGGTAAGCAGCTTGATATGTGCGGTGAAGTCGCTGATATTACTCGCCGTGTTGAAAATGCTATTGCAATGGATTTTTTTGGTTTTCCTGATCATGGCAATATGGGATTCGGGCAAGCTCCGTTTAGACGTATGTATGATAATTATCTTACATCCAGCGACTTAAACGACCGTTATTACCGTCTTGCTGTTATCTCGAAGATTGAGAAAAATACGACAGACTGCTCTCGCGTTAGCACTATACACAGCATAAAGAAAGTTTTTGGTGTTGAACGTATTTCTGCTGTAAATGCCGGAAATGCCAAAATGCGTATAGGAATAGGACGTTTAGTAACAAGTCAAGAAAGCCGCTTGATTGATGCACTGAAACTTATTATCCGTGGCGCAGGTATTGTCGTGATTTATGTCTATTCTTTTGATGCTACAAATACGTTCGGCTTTAGTAGAAGCGGAGAAAATCCTTATAGATTTAAAGGATTTAATCAAGGAACATTCGCAAGGATTATAAAGGTGAAAGGGGGACTTGTTGAATAATGGTAATGAAACAGCCTACTTTTGATTTAATTTTTGGCAGCAGCGCAAGCGTTGGTGAGATGATTGATTCTTGGCCTGAGCTTGATTACCTGCGTGGTTGGGGGTATCTTGACAAAGGAGAAGCGCCGCCACTTGAATACTTCAATAAATTGCAAAATGTGAGCGATTTAAAAAGTCAGTACCTTTTTAACAGTTTAAACATTCGCAAAAACAATACATCTTATGTTAATGGCGACATCGTATTGTCACCTAACTTGCCTAAAAGTCTTGTCTTAGCATGTACTGTTGGCGGTGACACAGCTGTGAGTGAGCCAGATTTTCGAGAGGCTGTACTCGGAACAACTTATAATGATGGCTCAGTGACATGGGAAGTTATTCCAAGAGCTTACAAGCTAAAGACGGCAACCGAAGCTGAAATTCAGAATTTGATTACAAAGGAGCTGGCATAATGGCTAACTTGCAAAAATTAATTGATCTTGACGGATTAAGCTATTTTTTAGGACAGATTAAAGCTAAATTTGTTCGTTCCGTAAATAATATAAAACCTGATTCTAGTGGCAATATTAATATCGCTAATATGACAGGTGCAACATATTACAGTTCTGGTAAAGCAGGACTTGCGCCAATTCCGGCGGCAGGAAAGCAGGATATGGCGTTATGCGGCGATGCTACATATAAAGTTCTTCCTATTGCTGGTGGCGGTACAGGACAAACTACCGTTGCTGGTGTTCGTTATGTTTTGGGTTTAGGTAACACAAATGGAGCATTGCCTATTGCTAATGGCGGTACCGGAGCTACAACCGCCGAAGCTGCAAGACGAAATCTTGGCATTGATAGTATAGGCGTAAAATTGGTTATCTACACTTAATTAGGGGTGATAGCGGTGTTTTCGACGTTAGTATCACCGACACATGATAGTTTCTAGCTAAGGGATGAGGTTAAGATGAGATATAAGATAATGGTCAACGGCGCTGCGTATAAAGCGCGATACGCCAATGGCAGCTATGTGCCTGATGTCGCTAAATCCGGATATGCTTATTTGGCGGTCTATTATGGCAATAACTTAATGACGACAGGTGAGAGGATTACTGTTGACGGCACCGTATATACCGTCACCTATGGCGTTACCGTAGCCGTACGTGGCGAGGCCGGTACAAGCAAAGTGCTGTCGGTAACATATAACGGTGTTACTAATACCGTCCCGGTAACCTTTGACGGTGGGACGTACAACGTCACATTTACGTCAAGCACAAAACGCCGGAGCTTCTCGGCTGCGGTTACTCCTGCCGATACGTATGCGTATATTGATGTTTCTGACTGTGCAACAGGCACGTGGACATATACAATCACGACCAACAGCGCATCCAAAGAGGGGTCGTTCAGCATCCCACTACCAAACGCCAAGAAGCAGGAGCTTATTTTGGGCGAGTTCGGCGGCGTAGCAACGTTGACATATAAGGTCAGCTCAGGCGGCACAAACAATTTAACGTCTTTGCAGCACAGCAGCAGCGACCCGACAACAACGATTACAGCCCAAATTATATAGGAGGTAAAAAATGGCTCAGTCAACAACAAATCTCGGAAAGATACACGTCTTCCCGTCAGAAACACTATACAATCAATTCAAAGATATTATCGCAGATAACGATTTAGCATTATTAAAAGATGACGGTGCGTACATCGTCGCAGCCAACCTTGCACAGAACGGCTATGTTAAATTTAGTAATGGGCTAATTCTGCAGTGGGGAAGTAACAACCCCTCGCCTATTACATACCCTATCAGTTTTACGAAAACAGTGTTTACGGTCCTACCGATTTTGCAAACGACCGACGGAGGAAACATGAGTAAAAATCGTTTGTATGTTACCGACCTTACAATCAAAGGGTTCGGTATTTACAATCCACAAGACAGCTATAATTGGTTAGCTATTGGGCGTTAAATTCCAACCACCATCCACCACACGCCGTCCATAAGTACACCCGAACGTTCATTGTTAAAGATTATAGACATCTGGCTGTTGGAATAGCTTGCAACATACGGATCTGTGCCTATGTCAGACCTTATCCCACTCATATACAACTGCGTGCTTATAGCATAAATTGTTTTGGTATAAGCTATCGTGAAAACTGCAACATTGGGAGTGTCGGAACGATATGCATTATAACTTACATATCCCCACTGCAAATATAAAACCGCTCTCTGTGAGCGTAGAAAGGAAAAATCATGAACGATAAACGTATAAATCAATACCTTATCCTGCCGGGAAATGGGCAGAGAAAAGATACAAAATTGGCCGTCGAATACGACGAAGAGCAAATCGCTAATTACCTTAAACAAGGCTATGTCATTGTCAACCACGATGATTTTAACAAGCTCATTGGCAATGCCAACGGCGAATACCTCATCGCTGATGACGGCAGCGTATATCCTAAGCCTGCACCTACCGATGCAGAGCTGCTGCCTGCAGCTAAGCAAGCAAAACTCGCTGAAATCAGCCAATGGACAGCAGACAACATCACGGGCGGTTTTGTCAGCAGCGCCAGCGGCGAGCCTGTGCGTTATGACAGTGATGTAGATACCCAGCTTACCATGCAGGGTATCGCCCTCAACGTCGGTACGCCGTTGTTTGCGGAAAAATATCCCGACGGCTGCCCCGTACGTGGCGTAGCTGAGGGCAAGGACAGCAAGGAAGTGTTTTGGCTGAAGCCGTCACAGGTTATGCAGTGGATGGCTGACCTGTCTATGCACATCGGCAGCTGTAAACAAGCAGGCTGGAAAAAACAGGCTGAAGTAGAATCTTGCAAAACTGTTTTCGAACTCAACAATATAGAATTGTAAGAGGTGATAGCGGTGTTTAAAGTTGATGACAACAACATCAGAATGATTAGAGGTGATAGCGGTGTTTTTAACATTAGCATCACCGATATTAACGGCAGGAATGTTGAACTGACTGACAGCGATGTATTAACATTTACGCTTCGGCGTACAGCACGTAACTCGACTATCGTTCTGCAAAAAGTTATCGTTAATGGTGAGCTTGATATTAAGCCAGCAGATACTGAAGGGTTAGCGTTTGGAGCTTATGTATATGACGTTGAGCTTCGCCGCGCTGATGGCTACGTTGATACAGTTATTCCGCCGCATGAGTTCCTCTTAATGGAGGAGGTGACCTACTAATGAGGTTACATGGTACGCTGACGGCTGCGAAAGGTGAGCTACATGGTAATTTGTCACCGAACAAAGGTAACCTGCATGGTATGTTATCAGCACGTAGCATCGGAGCTGATATTTATGACGGAGCTTATACGGTACACTCTGAAGCTCATGAAGTGCAGATATTGCCGACGGCAAACAAACAATTAACAAAAAATATTACAGTTGAAAAAATTCCATATTTTGAAACATCCAATTTATCCGATGGAATTACTGCATACATAGGAAGCGAGGTCGAAGTAAATTATGGCTGAAAAAAACATCTCTAAAGTGGTATATGGTGGTAAAACCTTAATCGATTTAACCGCCGATACTGTTACGGCGGATAAGATACTTAGCACGTATACCGCCCATGATAAGAGCGGTGCTCCGATTGTAGGCACGTGTACTTTTAACGCCGATACAACCGATGCAACAGCGACAGGCGCAGAAATTTTGAGCGGTAAAACAGCGTATGTGAACGGCGTAAAAATTACAGGCGAGATGAAGAACAATGGCGCTGTCAGCGGCGTGATTAGCAAAAAAGCTGAAGCGTACAGCATCCCTATCGGTTACCATGACGGCGCAGGCAAGGTAGCAATCAGTACCACGGAGCAGGCTAAAATTATTGCAACCAACATCAGGGCAGGCGTATCCATCTTAGGTGTAACAGGTACGATGAGCGGCACAGAGAGTGTCAAGGTACAAGCTAAAACTGTTACGCCGACCACGACACAGCAAACCGTGTTGCCTGATAGCAGTCAAGGGTTTAATTACCTTTCGCAAGTTACCGTTAACCCTATTCCGTACAACGAGAGCGACAATGCTCAGGGTGGGAAAACCGTTACCATAGGCTAAGGAGTGTAGGAAAAATGGCAGTGAATAAAGTTATATACGGCGGTAACACCTTGGTAGACCTTACAGGTGATACCGTCACCGCTGCCGATTTGGCAGAGGGAATCACAGCAACAGGTGCAGACGGCAATCCGGTTGTCGGGGTGATGCAAAAGGGCGAGATAGCGACTAATAGCGAGATTGATAATGCCCTAGCCTTGGCAGGCACAGGCACAATCCCCAGCGGCGGCGTTGTCCCCATTGCACAAGGCGGTACAGGCGCAACAACAGCCGCACAAGCAAGAGCTAACCTTGGAGCTGTTGCGGCAGGTGATTTAGCAAGCGTTGCCACAAGCGGCAATTATAATGACTTGACCAACAAGCCTACAATACCGTCAATGGCAAACACAACGCTTACAGGTAGCACGTCAGCAGAAACGCTTACAGTCAGCAAGACCCTCAACATCCCCGGCGGTCAGATATGGATAGGGTGATGATATGGGTACGATGAACAAAAAACTGTATATTAAACAGACCAACGGCACGGCGGTAGGATGTAACATCTACACAACAGCCGCAGAGGCAGGCGACAAGTCGTTGACTGTCAGAGCGGACGGCGTAGCAGGATATGTTGCGTTAAAGCCTATCACAGATAGCAACGCCACGGCAGGACGTGTCAGCATAGGCGGCGTGACGTATGCAATCGCTACGAAACATGAGAGCGGTGGTACAGCCGTGCCATATACGGAAAAATCATGGACAGCGGCGGGGAGTTATACATTTACTGTCCCCGACGGCGTATCTCGCCTGCGTGTAGCCTTATGCGGTGGCGGAGCTGGTGCTGGTGGCTTTGGTTCCGGCAATACTGGCGGCGATACACGAGCGTTTGACTTATTTGCGACAGGCGGCGAGGGTGGCTCGGCGTGGACATATGGCAACGGCGGCACTCCCAACGGTTACGCGTCTGACGGCAATAAGGTTACTGACGGCTTTGCGTTATCTTTTGATAAGGCGAGCGGCGATTACGGCGGCTCGGGTGGTTACGATAGCCAATATGTTACTGTTGCCGCAGGGCAAAGCTACACGCTTACTGTTGGCGGAGCTGGCGGCAGCGGCGGCACAGGCGGTTTTGTATTGATAGCTTATGGAGGTGATATTTGATATGGCGAAATTGATAGACCTTAACGGACTTGCTCATGTTTACAGCATTATCAAAGGGATGCTTGCCGAGAAGTTGGGTAAAAACGATGTTGCTACGGTTGCAACATCGGGCAGCTACAATGACCTTAAAGATAAGCCTGCCATTCCAACAGTGCCAACAAAGGTATCAGCGTTTGCAAATGATGCAGGCTATTTGACGCAGCATCAGTCTTTAGATGGTTATGCGAAAACATCCGGCGCAAACACATGGACAGCGGAGCAGAGCTTAAACAACGTCAACATCACATATGAGCGTTATGCGGCATCGTCTGTCAGCGGCACATCGGCTACACCGACAGCATCAACAGCAGTGTATGCTGCAACAGGCAATTTTACGCTTGATTTAAACAGCATTGCTGGCAGCCTTACCAACGGTCAAACAACTGTGTTTACGGCACGCATTAACGCTACTGCTGATTATACGCTGAGCATCAATATCGACGGCGTTATCAGCTATATCGGTAAGGCATCAGATGTAGCTATCACAAGCGCAGGACTGTTGCTTAACGTTTTTATAAGCCGTTTGGACAACTCCACGACCTGCATCGTGCAGGCATCCAAATTATCGTAGAGGTGATAGCATGGGACTGAGCAGGTTGTTTATGAGGGCAGATAGCAAAAAACAAAACACGCTTGTAATGACAATGGGTAGTAGCGGTTATCAATATGGCTACAGCAGATACTATGCTAACTATGGCGAGATTGAGGGCGAAGTTATGCACGACGGCAAGGCTGTGACATTGAAAATGCTATGCTATTATAGCGGCTATCTTGACTTTGCATTTGATATTGACGGCGTGACAAGCGGCTCATATAACATTACCGTCAACGTGACCGAGGTTGATACAGGCAGAACGGGTACAATCACTCTTGATGTGCCATATGCAAGCCATATCCCCGGATTTTACGTTAGCCCCGATAAAGTGCCAGCTGATTTATCAAGATTTTTTGTCGCTGCTAACGTCGGCAAAAAATACACTGTTGAGCTGATTTTTAATTAGAGGTGATTAAATGACTACATACACATACAAGGGCAACACATATCCTACGTTATATGAGTTGTCTGAAGTCTTAGGCAAAGACGGCGTGTTTATTCCATTGTCAATCGGTGACGAGGCTTTAACAGAATTGGGTGTAACTGTTACGCACGAGGAAGAACCTATTGAAAACGTAAAACAGCGTAAAATCTTGATGTTAAAGCGTCAGCGTGACACTGCCGAGGTTGAGCCGATTGAATATGGCGGTCATAGCTTTGACTATGACGAGAAAGCGAGAGACCGCATAAATGCGGCTATTATCGCTTTGTCTTTGCAAGGAGAAGATGCGTCTATTGATTGGACTACGGCAGATAATCAAGATGTTAAAGTGACAGCTAATGACCTGCGCATGGTTATCGCTGCCGTGGCGGTGCGCTCAAACAAGCTGCATACTGCATATCGTATAGCAAAAGAAAAAGTTGAAGAAGCCACTACGGCAACAGATGTAGAAGCCGTGTCGTTTGAAATTTAATTTATAGGAGTGTAGTGAAATGGTGGAACAATCTTTGGATGCTGCGTTAAACTCTATTATTAACGTTATATCCGGTTGCGTAATAACGCTGCTTATTACGATGTACAAACAAAAGAAAAAACAAAATGATGCTTTAAAAGCAGGACTGCAAGCTTTATTACGTGACAGAATTATCCAGGCTTATAATCACTACGTCCAGGATAGAGGATGGATACCTATCTATGCCAAAGAGAGTATCGACGCCTGCTATCGGAGTTACGAAGCGCTAGGTGACAATGGCGTTATTGACAATCTTATGCAGCAGATTAATGAATTGCAGAACTACCCGCCGAAAAACAGAGGTGAAGAAGATGCGTAAATTACTTAACATGCTAAAAAAGGATGACAACGCTTATAGCGTGGGCAGAATCTGCGCTGTTGTAGGCTTTGCCGTTTGGGTATTGGTTACATTATGGCTTGCATTTTTCGCCAAAACTTGGGGCAACTATGAAAGCTGCACACTTGGTATGGTGGCGCTGCTTCTGGTCCAGCTTGGAAACAAGGCGATTGAAACGAGAGCTTTTAAAATTTCAAGTGAAGAAGTTAACAAAACAACTAAAATGTGAAATTAAAGGAGTGATAATAATGATTATTACAGGTATGGCGCACTTTGAGAGTGTATGCAAAAACAAATTAGTTGAATGGTACAACCATAATAGCAAAGAGCAAATTACGCGTGAAAATGTGTTTGTGGTTTGGGCGTGCAAGACGTTGCAGAACTACAAGGCGTTGTTATCAACGACCGTCAGCGGTGACGGTATTTATGCTGAGTATACATACAACGGTGACAAACAAGAAATGTATGAGGACGTATACAAAAAAGTTTCTAACCGCTGCTTAAAAAGTGAGTGAGGTGATAGCTATGGACTGGAACAAAAGCCTTGCAAAAGAGATTGCAAAAGGCATTATCGCAACAGGAATTGAAGGTGGCTATGACAGCGTGGCAAAAAGCACTGCATATGATTATCCGTCAATCGGTGTCAGCCAATGGGAAGGGAATAGAGCAAATGAGCTGCTGAGAGCTATCCCCGGCGGCGCAGAGTATGCAGACCGCACTTACATTGATATTAAGGCAAGCGGAGAACTGCCGATGCTGAAAGAACTTTTAAGAAGTGAAGCAGGGCAGCAGGCACAATTAGAACAGTTATCCCGTGACTGCCTGCAATACGTCGAAGTGCTTCAGCAGGTGCCGACGTTGGACGATACACGTTGCATTATCTATGCCGGAATGTGGTGCCCTACATCTACTTGGGTAGTTAAGCGCTTTTTGGCTAACAGATATATGCACGTTGACCTGCGCAGTCTGGAAGCACTCTATAAACTGTTTAAAAACTACTACTGGGTTGCCGCCGATGTTGGCGAGATGTATAGAGCAGGTTATGCCAACAGAGCGCAAACTACTTATGAGTATGTTGCTGGCATTGATTTGACAACACCATACGGCGTTCCTGCTTATGGTGAAGCTGGCAACGGAAGATGATTTAAAGCTTATGCTTTAGATATAGTCACCGACAAGAGGTTTAGTTATTCCCTCTCCTATACGTGTAGCATTTTCTGGTATTTTTATTTGCGTAATAGTCGGTGACACATTCTACAATGATTGGAGGTGATACAATGGAAGAACTGAAAATGTTTGTGCTTGACAAAAAGTTTTTGGTTGGCCTCATTATAGGCTTTACTCTTGGCACGTTACATCATTATTTTGCTCTTTAAAATATCCTGAATCTCTATCTTACAAGTAGGCTATAAGTTAACGATTTTGAACGAAAATCACACACAAATTGCATCGTCTACAAGCGTTTTAAAAATAGTGCCGCTCATGATTTATCGTGTCGGAACCTAAAATCGCTTGTAGGCGAAATTTGTGCGTCTGACGAGATTTATTATATTTTACAAATATCAGTATTGCTAAGAGGTTATAATGGAGAATGAGAAAACAAGCAAAACTAAAATTGTCGTTGCTTTTGTCGCTGGTGTGTGTGTTGCTTGCGGTATTTATGCCGCTCAACGCTTCGGCTGGATCACCCCGGTATTCGGACGATGTGACAGAATATATTCTGACGGAAAGTCAATATCAGAAGTTAAGCAACAACTTGACGGAGCTAAAGACAATCAACGAGAATTACAAAAAACTGCTGATGCAATCGAAGGGACAGTTGGGAACATCCGACAAGAAGTTAGCGGAGCTAGAGAAGAAGTCGGACGAGCTGAACAGTCTTTGTCTGACGCTGAAAATCAAAGTCAAAGAGCAGGAGAGCTTATTGACGAGTGTCAATCAATCCTTAGCGGAGCTAGAAAAAGAGTACAAGCTAAAACAGAAGCGAATTAAAAAACAGCGCAATATAGCATACATAATAGCAGGATGCGCACTGTATGCTGCAATGAAGAATTAAGGCAAAACGAAATGTCTACCTATGATGTGCAACGTTTGTTTTTTCTTATGCTGTTGCTAGATAAATTCCCTTGTGTTATAATTATATTGTCAATAAAATCTTTATACTTAAAACTGTTGATTGGTGGATTTCATTCGATATCCATAAAAGCGTTCTGTATAATGCAGGACGCTTTTGTTTTATTTAAATTGTTTAGTGACTGCCTGTTTGTTGGCGTGATATAATATATCAAATAGATATATTATATGAGGTGATAGGATGAATGATAACGAAAATGTTAAGCAGGAAGTTTTGCCTGCTGGTATGGTAACAATGCTGTTTGCTGAAAACAAAAGAATTATTGATAAGCAGTTTTATATCATGGCTGGAATGTTGTTCGCTAACATTGGTCTGATTGCGCTGCTTGCTTATGTTTTGAAAAGGTGATCTAATGAAAGAACTGCAAAAGAGCGTAAGAACCTGGCTGACAGAAAGTTCCAGACGCTCATTTTATGCAGTGCTTCAAGAAGCGAAAATAACGCCTAGACAAATGCAAATCTGTGAGATGAAATTTGTTGAAGGCAAGATGAATTATCAAATCGCAATGGAGCTAAACATCTCCACTAAAACTGTTGACCGAGAAATAAGCACTGCTTACAAAGCTATTAATCGAGTGCTAATGTGATAATACAGCCATCTAAAAGGTTACATTTTGTAACAGTTTAGATGGCTGTATTTTTTTTGCCCATTTTTATTAAATGTCTGTTTTTGTAGGCTTTTTTGTCTGTTTGTTTAGGGATTTTTTATATTACGCTCATTTAAAATATAGGTGAGGTGATAAGAATGTACGGACAATATGGACCTTATAACCCTTATGCCGGGGCGACGCAGCAAATGCAGCAACGGCTGAATTATTTGCAACAACAGCAACAAATGTATCAACCTGCATATCAGCAATCTATGCAGCAAGCTCCTGTACAGCTAAAAGGAAGGATAGTTACAAGCATCGATGAAGCAAAAGCAGCTCAGGTTGACCTTGACGGAAGCAGTACATATTTCCCGGCGCCTGCTGAAGGAAAGGTTTATGAAAAGCTTATAGGCATGGATGGCTTGCCAGTGTTTAGAGTATACACTTTGCAAGAAGGCGGAGCGCAAAAGCAACCTGTATATGCTGACAATAATGTTGTTATAGCCTTGCAACGAAGAATTGAAAAGCTCGAAGAACAGATTGGAGGAATGACGAATGATGAACATATTTCAGATGATGCAGATGGTGCAGCAGGCAGGAAATCCAATGGGACTAATGCAGCAGTTCGCAGGACAAAATCCGCTAATGAGTAGGGCAATGCAGATGGGGCAAGGCAAGTCACCTGAACAGATTCAAAATATTGTAAGGAATCTTGCCAAACAAAAAGGCATGAATGATGAACAGCTTAATCAGTTTTTAAATCAATTTGGCTTAAAGCTTCAATAGGCGCGCAATGAAGCTTTGCATATATTTCTCGGAGGTGAAAAAATTATGGAAGGTACAAACATTGTTCCGGTAATGGATATGAATCGAAACAACAACTATGGTGATTGCTGGGGCGGCGGTATGTGGTTTATGTGGATTATTGTCCTGTTTGCTCTTATGGGTGGCTGGGGCGGTAATTGGAATAACCGTGGTAACATGGGTGCTGAAATCTTTGCGAATGGCAGTATGACACGTGATCAGATTGCAGACCAATTTTCCATGCAGGATATTAAAGACGGTATTCGTGGCGTTCAGAATGGCTTGTGTGATGGTTTTTACGCTCAGAACAGCACTATGCTGAATGGGTTTAACGGTGTTCAGCGAGACATTATGCAGACTGGTTATCAGCTCGGCAGCGAGATTGCACAAAATCGTTTCGCCGCTCAGCAATGCTGCTGCGAGCAAAAACAAGCTATTGCTTCTCTTGGTTACGAAACTAACCGAAATATTGACGCAGTACGTTACGAAAATGCACAAAATACTTGTGCTATCGTAAACGCCGTCAAAGAGGACGGAGAAAAGACCAGGGCAATTATGGTAGCTAATCAGATTCAAGATTTGAGAGATAAACTTGCAGATAGAGATAGGGATTTGCAGACCGCTAATTTCCAATTATCTCAACAGGCTCAGAGTGCAAACCTTATCGGTACGCTGAGACCTTATCCTCAACCTGCTTATATTACGTCTAGTCCGTATCAAAGTGTCGCTGCCAATGTAGCTGGTGCTTGTGGCTGCGCTTATAATGTAGGCTAAAAATAAGTTATGCGCATTAACTGCACTGTATTAGGGACGGTGCGCGCCGTCCCTATTGCTTTAAAAAACGATAAAATTTAAAGGTATCAAGAAAATACCTTGATTGCGTAAAGAGGTGAAAATAAATGATTTGCTACGAAAAATCTTCTTTGAACGCTGCTGCTGTGGCAGCTCAATCTGTTGCAGCTAATGCTTTTGTTAGCTTTCCTATTAATAATCTTCTGACTGGCGTTGCTATTAAACATCCTGCTGGCAGCTCTAGTGTTAGCCTTATCCGTGGTTTATACCTTGTTAGTGTAAATGCTGATGTTGTTCCTGCTGCTGCTGGCAATGTTGGCTTACAGCTTCTGAGTACCACGGAAAGCACATCTTCTGTTATTAATGGTGCGGAAAGCATTGTTACTGGCGTTGCTGACACAGCTGTGAATATTTCCTTTACTACGCTGATTCGTGTTCGTCCTTCTTGCTGTGCAGTAAACAACATAACAAGTTTACAGGTACAGGCAACGGCAGCGGCAACAATTAACAGGGCAGCTATTAGCGTGGTTAAACTTGCGTAAGGAGGTGTAGTTATGCACTCCTATAAAGAGTATTGGAACAAGATTATAGGTGATGATACAAAAGAGAGAGCAATGGAAGAAATTGTTTGCAGTGCATTAGAAAAGCTTAAGATGCATTGCCCAGACCTTTTTTATCGCACGTTGTATGACCTGCACTGCGTAGCCTATGGTCCTCACTTTGACGAAGCACTTGCAAAGCTTGCTGTTAGTAAAATGCAGAACACAGATGGCACTAATGGTGAGCATTGGACGTATGAACAGACTAACCAACTAGCAGAGCAACACAATATCAAACATAAAGCAGATTGGTATTATGTGCTGAACATGGTGTATAGTGATTATGGCGCAGCTTTCAGCGGCGATACCGGAACACTCGTTAAGATTGCTAAAGCTTATATGTGTGATCCTGATGCTCCTAGCGGAAAAGTGCTTGACTTATGGGTAGCTCAAATGAGAGCAAAGGAAAGACAATAA